AATGCGCAGTACATGATGTGGTCGGGCGACGGCTTCATGCTGTCTCCAGTTGATTGCGGATGTCGCGCGTGGTCTCGACCACACGCTTGCGCGTGTATGCACGGGCGAAGCGTGCGGCCGGCGTGTCCTGCGTCGTGGGCGCGAGGCGGTTATTCATCTCGTCCAGCATGTCCATCACCAACTCCCATTGATCGGGGCGCAGCGACACGGCGATCATTGGTCGGCCATCCCGAATTCGCCGGGACCGAAGATCAGCACGGCGCGGTCGGTGCGAAACTCGTCGCCGCGTTTCCTGCGCGCCGCGGCGGCGGCTTCGGCGTCCGCGTGCCGCATGAACACGCCGACGATGTACGTCGCCATGTGGCATTCCAGACAACCGACATCGACGACGACGAACGGACCTTCGCCCATGACCTGATCGACGGACCAGCCGTCCGATTCGCCGAGGTGCAGCACGCGCCCCGATGGCCCGGTCGCGATCCACGCGCGGTCGCCGCTCATGCGCTTCTCCGCTCGCGGTCACGGTCGATGTCATAGTTGAGGCGGCGCATTGCGCGTCGCAATGAATCCGCGTGCGCAAGCTGCGCGAACCGCGCGCCGAATCGCGCATAGGGGTGAGCGTCGTCCGGCAGGATGTCCGCATTCACCAACAGCGCGGTGGCAACGATGTGCACCGGGTCAACGCTCCAGTGCCGCCCCGGCAGCGCGTCAATCGTATCCAGTGCGAGCGTGATGCGACGGTGCCATTCCGCGGGATCGTCGGAACCCCAATCCTCGCCGTCCGTGCCGAGCGCGGCCCGCGCTTTCGCGAGCGCATCGACCAGCCATAGTTGATGCTTCGATGGTTTCCTCATGCGCTTCTCCGTCCGCGCGCGGCCATGATGTGGTCGACCCAGCGGGGGTTGTAGCCACGCTGGCGCGCGATCCGCATCAGTTCCTCGCGCGACTGCGCACCCTCGACTTCGCGACGGCGCTGCGCGCGATGCTGTTCGATGATCTCGGGCGTCAGTTCGATCAACTCGCCGTCCACCTGATTCAGTTCACCGCGGCCGCTGGTCGATTCCGCTGCGGCACGTTCATCGAAGTAGTATTCGCACTCGGGGCACGTCTGCGTGAGGCGCGGCAGCATGGCGTAGCAGGAGGGGCACTGCTTCAACTCGGGCGCGGCTTCGCGTGCGCGGCGGCCGTCGAGCGTCCACTCGCGCACCTCTTGCGGCAGGCCGTGGCGCGCGACGTTGCCGGCGTGGTCGAGGATGAACGCGCAGGCTTTGCCGGGCGCAGGCCGGAGCGCACGCCCGACCTGTTGCAGGAACAGCGTTTCGCTCTGCGTCGGCCGCATCAGGATCGCGGCTCCGCACGCGGGCACGTCGAATCCCTCGCTCACCAGATCGACCGACACCATTACGTCGAGGTCGCCTTCGGCGAGCGCCGCGACCACGGCCGCGCGCTCCACGTCGGGCATCGAGCCATCGATGCGCCGTGCGCGCCAGCCCGCGGCGCTGAATTGCTGCGCGACCTGCGTCGCGTGGTCGATGCTCACGCAGAACGCGATGGCGGGTACGCCGGGGCAGGTCCGCGCGTAGTGCGCGACGGCGTCGCCGACGATCTCGTTCTGGCGCATCACGCGCGATAGCTGGTCGTTCGCGAAGTCACCGCCGCGCGTGCTGACGCCCGACAGGTTCAAGTGGCGCGGCGAGGCGAACACGCGCGGCGGGACGAGGAACCCGCCTTCGATCAGTTCGGCGATGGACGGGCCGACGATCAACTCGTCGAACACGCCGCCACAGTGGCGACCGAGGCCGCGGCCGTCGAGGCGCGCAGGCGTCGCGGTTACGCCGAGCAGGCGTGCACGCGGGAATGCTTCGATCACTTTCTGCCATGTGCCCGCGATGACGTGGTGCGCTTCGTCGATGATGATGAAGTCGGGCGGCGCGATGCGCGTGAGGCGACGCACCGCGGTCTGTACGCTGGCGACCTGCACCATCTGATTCGTCATCGGGTAGGCGGGCGAAATGCAGCCATGCGGCACGCCCCATCGAGTGAGCGTGTTCGACGACTGGCGCAGCAGTTCGGCGCGGTGTACGAGGATCAGCACGCGACTGCCGTGATTGACGGCGTTGCGCGTGATGTATGAGAACACCAACGTCTTGCCGCCGCCGGTCGGCAGCGCGTAGATCGGCGCGCGGCGGCCACGCTTGTACGCTTGCCGCAACGCTTCGACCCCCGCCATCTGGTATGGCCGCAATGCGAAGTTGACATTCATGCAGCTTCCTGCACGGGCAGGTCATTCAGCACGTCCATCAGCTTGCGCATCACGCGGAACGTCGGCTCCGTGTCGCCGCGTCGCCAGCGTCCGACTACGTCGTGATGCACGCCCGCGAGCGCGCACAGGCGAACGATGGTGATGCGTCGTGCGCGCGCCAGTTCGAACAGGCGATGCACCTCCGGCGGCGCGGACTCGACCGGGTGCATGTTCTCGGCATCCTCCGAGTACGGGAGGAAGGTGGGGGCGGGGCGGCGACGCGGCATGGCAGGCTCCAGCGATGGTGAGTCGGTGGCGCATTCTAGCGCGTTGCGCACGTTTGCGCGAGCGTCGGTCATTGCGAGCCTCCCATGAACATGCGATCTTCGTCGTCCAACTGGTCCGGCGCGACCGGCGCGCTGTTCGCACAGGCGGCCGGCAGCGGGCGCAGGAGCGGGGGCGTCGGGCGCAGGGGGCCGCCGTCCACCACCGCCGATGCGAGCGCACGGCGGGCCACGGCGGCGGCTTCACGCTGGCGCTCGCGGACGGCGGCGCTCACCTGTTCCGCCGTCATGGCGGCGTCGGCGGCTTCGCCCTCCGACTCCGCGTCACGCTCGCCCCACGGCAGACCGTAGTGGTCGGCGCACACCGGACCGTACCCGACGCGCACGCTGCGGCCGTCGGTCAACTCGCGCGCGCAGAAGCAGCACGAACCGGTCCGGCGGCCGATGGCGGCGAGGTTCTCGACCACGTCGCCGGTCAGCACACTGTGCAGCGCGGCGACGGTGTCGCGCGTGTCGCCGGGCAGCGCGCCGCGCGCGGCGATGAAGCGGCCCGCTTCGATGCGGCCCGCGTACGTGTTCGCGTTGCGCACGAACACCACCGGGCGATTCGCGTACTGGCTGGTCGGACCCGGCAGCGACAGGCGCATCGTGCCGACGCGGATCATCGGGCGCAGCAGGCCGTGCGCCGCGGCGGCCGCGAGGCGCGCGCGCAGGGCGTCGGCGTTCGGTTCCGGCAGCGACTCGCCGACGGGCGCGGCGGGCGCTCCGGCCGGACGCTGTGCACGTTCGCACAGGCGCTCGACGTGCGGCCACTGGCGCACCGTCAGGTTGCCGCGCTGCGCGTACTGGCGCAGCAGCGATTCGGCGAACGTGCGCGACGAAGCGTCGAGCGACGGGAGTGCCGCGGTCAGGGCGGCGATACGTTCGGCGGTCATGCTTATGCCCTCCGCGCCAGACCGTTGCGGTCCAGCAGCACGTTGAACGTCAGCGACGGGCCCACGCTCGGGCGGCCTTCGATGCCCTCGACGGTGCAGGAGACTGCGCCGACTTCGCCGCGCAGCCAGATCAGCGCGCCGGTCAGCGTTTCGCAGGACTTCGGCGTGAGGATCAGGCCGGTGTGATTGTGGAACATTGGGACTTCCTTTCCGGTGTTGTTGAGCAGCGAAGTCCCTATGCTGCGCTTTTTTGCGCAGGCCGTCAACCCCGTTCGTCGGCCACCGGCGGCGCGGGGCGTCAGGCGGCCGCGGGCGGCTCCGGCGGCTCCGGCGGGGGTGAGGCCGGGGCGGCTCCGGCGCGGCGCGCAGCGGCCCGCGTGGCGAACCCATTGGCATGCTCGACGACGTACGAGTAGGTCGTGGCGATGGGCATGATGGTGCACTTGCGATCATCGTCGCCGTGCCATGCGGTCGCGTGCTGGCGCGCGTGCGCCATGGTCGCGTAGGGACCGACGGCTTGATGGATGCCACGTTGTTCGACTACAACCACGTACTTCATGCGCGCGCTCCGATGCGATGGGGGAAACGAAAACGGCCCGCCGAGGCGGGCCGCGTGGCGTGATGCGTACGGTTATGCGGCGGCCGTTTCGGCGAGGCCGCGGGCGTGCAGTTCCACGGCTTGCTGCGCCGCGTACAGTTCGCGGATACGATGCTCGACCAGCGCGGCGTCCTGCATCTGGCCGCGGCCGGCGAGCGTCTGGAGTTGCCGATTCATGTTGTCCAGCCATCCTTCGATGGCGGTATTCACCGTCGTCGCATCTTCGCGCGAGGTGAGGCCGTCGTGGCTGATGGTCATGGCCACGCGGCGGGCCGCCTGCTCCGCGGTCGATGCGGCATCGACAATCGCGCCGTCGTCGAACCGGTTGGCGATGGTCCCGATGACACGGTACTTCTCGGCCATGAACAGCAGGGCGGGCGTGATGGCGTTGATGTTCTGTTCGTTCATTGTGAATCTCCGTTGGTTGGCGTCGGCCCGGTGGCTCGACAAGTGAAGTATAGCCTGCGCATTTCTGCGCGTCAAGTGGGGGCTTGCATGCTCAAAAAAGCGCGTGCTATGTTGCGGGCCGTCGCGCGCTGGTGGCGTGCGCCATGCGTTCGCGTACCGCCGGCCGACGAGAATGTCGCCGAGTGGGCGCGCTGGACCTTCTACCAATGACACAGGAGATTGATGATGGCTGAATTCGACGAGCGGCACTACGTTACGCCGCGCGGCGACCGCTCGCCCGGCGTGCTGCATATCACCGACGAGGGACGGCTGCGGCTCGGCACCGTGGGCTGGCTGTCGCTCGCCGTCGTGCTGGCATTCGTGGTGCTGGTGATGTGGACCACCGAATGCGGCGAGGGATGGTGCTGGTGATGTCGAAGCGTCTACTCAGCAACTTCGATATCGCGTATCTGAACGGACTGCTGTCCGCGTTCGAAGATTTACCGGATGGCGCGTGGCAGGCGGCGTGCGAGGAATCGATCCGCGCGTGCGGTCGCTTCAAGCGCCACGATCCGTACGACGTGTGGCTCGCGTGGGTCGAGGCGACGGCCGAGGTGAAATCGTGAGCGCGCTCGCGGTCGTGCGGTGCACTGACTGCATTACCGTCGAGGATGCGCAGGAGGGGGCGTGTCGACAATGCGTCACACTCGCCGAGCGTGCGCGCGAGTGGATCACACAGATGGCCGCCGATCTCGACGAGGCGGATCGCGTCGTGGCGATGCTGCGCGCCGACAACGCGCGGCTGTACACGGTCATGAACCGACGCGGGTCCGAGAGCATGCGGACGCTGCGCGCCGAGAATGCGCGACTGCGCGCGGCGCTCGCCGCGGCGCTGGCCGTCAGCGCGATGCACAACGCCGCCCGGTGAGGCGGCGTTGTGCGGTCGTGCGGCGCTGCTACTTCGCGGAGGCGGCCGCGTAGGCGGTCCACTGTTCGATCAGGGCCGGGCCGACGCGCGCGAGCGTGCGGCGATGCGCCTTCACGAAGTCGCCGATCTCGAATTCGTCGTGCGGGAACAGGCCCATGAGGTAATTCGTTTCGGGCAGGCTCCATACGTCCGTGCTGTAGTGCGCTTCGACGAACGGCTCCATCGCGCGGAGAACGGCTGGCTCGATGTGGAATCGCGTGCTGGTCATCAGGTTTCCTTTCGGAGTTGAGCGGCGGGCGTCCGTCGCAGGAGTGATAAGTCTGCGCTTTTTTGCGCGGTCCGTCAAGCGGTTTTCCGGGCCGCCGACGAGCGGTCGCGCGCGCCGTTCGTCGGCGGGGGTCGAAAAGGCTTGCGCATTTTTGCGCGGCGTGCGAGAATGTCTCTGTTGCGCGGGCGTCGCCCGCGCCGATACCGGAGTGGGAAAATGAGCAAGTTCGAAGATGCAGTTGCGGCGCTGGACAGCGACGCGTGCGAAGTGTGGAGCGCGACGAAGGTGGCGCACATGGTCCGCGTCATCCGCGAGTCCGCGTATGTGGCCGACGATGCGATGATCGACAACTTCTTCGACGCGCTGGTCGCCGACGACTACTTCCCGGTGCTGGCCGACAAGGCGCTGCGCGATCTGTACGCGCTGTTCCTCGCCGCCGACTGATCCGGCAACTTTGCCGGTGATCCATCGAGCCGCCCGCGGGGCGGCTTTTTCATGTCAGCACGAACGCAGTACGAAGGCAGTACGCGGGCAGTACGATGTGAGTACGCGCTCGCTTCGCGCGACGCTTCCTGCCTGTGCACAACGCTGTGCATATCGTGTGCGGCGTTTGTGCATCGATTGCGCCTTGCGCCACCCGTCGGCCCGGCTTATTGTCGGGGATGGTGCGCAAGCGTGCGCGCCAACTTTCTCGCGAGGAATCAATGCCCTTCCGCAAGGTCAAGGATGTCGCTGTCGTCACGGGCACGTATGAAGATGCATCCGGTGCAACGAAGAATCGTTATGCGAACGTCGGCGTCGCGATGAAGGGCGACGACGGCCACGTGTTCATCCTGCTGGAGCGCCACTTCAATCCGGCCGGCGTGCCATTCAAACCCGGTGCCGACAAGATCATGCTGTCGCTGTTCGATCCGCGGGAGGACAACGGCGACAGCCGTCCTGCTCGACCCGCCGCCGCGACGAGCGCGGCGCGCTCCGCTGCACCCGCGACCGCAGGCGCGGCCGCTGACGAAGATATTCCGTTCTGATCGTTCGGGATGTCCACCGCCACCGCAACGGTGGCGGTCGCAGGTCCATCCACGCAGTAACGAGGAACCGCTCATGCGGATCACATTCTTCCGCTCCATCGGCGACCGCGACGCACTCGCGTCCGAGCGTTCATGGGACGAGATCGTCGCGCGCGCGCGCGAGCCACGCGCCTACCCATCGAAGCAGGTCATGCCGCTGATCAAGTTGGCGGCGTTCGGGAGTGCGCGCTCACTGCGCGGCTTCCTGCGCAATGAGGACAACATGATCGCGTTGTCCGGCGTCGAGGGCGACTACGATGCCGGGCGGGTCCATCCCGAGGATGCGATCGCACTGCTCGCGATGGCCGGGCTGGCCGCGCTCGTCTACACCACGCCGTCGCACAGCGCGGTCGCGCCCCGCTGGCGCGTGCTGGCTCCGCTGGCCGCCGAGGCTCCACCCGCCGCCCGGCTGGCGCTGCTGGGCCGGATCAACGGCGCGCTGGGCGGCGTGCTGGCGGCCGAGTCGTTCGTCCCGGCGCAGACCTACTTCTGGGGGCGGGTCGCGAGTGCCCCGTACGCCGCGTATGAGGCCCGCGGCGCGTGCGTGGACGAGTTGCCGGGTCTGGATGCGTCCGCGGTCGTCCCGAGCGTCAGGCCGCCGCCTGCGGCCGCCGACGCCGCCCCGGTGGCGGGGGCGCTGGCCGAGGGTGGGCGCAATCGCGGGCTGTTCTCGCTAGGGTCGGCGCTCCGGCGGCGCAGCGTGTCACCAGAGGGCATTTTGGCGGCCCTATTGGCGGAAAACGCGGCGCGCTGCGTCCCGCCGCTGCCCGAGGACGAGGTGCGAACCATCGCCCGGTCGGCCGGGCAGTACACGCCGAGCGTCGACTACGGGGCCGCCCCGGTCGTGCCGGTCCTGCCGGCTGATCCGCCGCCCGAGGTCGTCGCCGAGTTGCAACGGATCGCCGAGGTGGTCGACCGCGGCGAGCGATTCATGACCGGCGTGCTGGTGCCGCAGGCCGTGCTGGACTCGCCCGAGATGCGACTCACGTCATTCGACGGCGTGCTGGAGCATCGCAACGGCGCGTATCCGAATTCGCTCTACAACTGCACGCAGATCGCGCGCGCTACGCTCAACGGGCGACTGTGGCTCGACCTGTCGACCAAGCTGCCGATGAATCACCGGCACCCGCTGTCCGAGGTCGATTCGATCCGGCTCACGCGCATGGTCGGCGGCATCAGTGGCGGGCAGAACTTCCGCGACGCGACGATGTTCAAGGCGATGGTCGGACTGGCGCACGACAACCCGTACGACCCATGGACCGAGTGGCTGGCGCGACTGCGCTGGGATGGCGTCGAGCGCCTGAACAGCATGGCCGAGGATTTCTTCGGCGTGCGCGTCGGCGAGGATCAACTGGAGCGGCTGATCTTCCGCAAGCTGATGGTCGCCGCGGTCGCGCGGCAGTTCAACCCCGGCGCGAAGTTCGACGCGATGGTCGTGCTGGAGGGCGCGCAGGGCACGCGCAAATCGACGGCGCTGCGCACGCTGTTCGGCGATCCGTACGTCGCGTCGTGGGAGCATGACTTCAACACCAAGGACTTCCGCCAGCAATTGCAGGGCAACATGTGCATCGAGGTCGCCGAGTTGGCATCGTTCGCGCGGTCCGACCTGAATGCGATCAAGTCGATCCTGTCCGAGACCGTCGACGTGTTCCGGCCATCGTACGGGCGCACGGTCGAGCGGCGGCCGCGGCGCTGCGTGCTGGTCGGCACGTCGAACGACGATTCGTACCTGACCGATGCCACGGGCAACCGCCGATTCTGGCCGGTTCGCTGCGGGATGATCGACACCGATGGGCTGGCCGAGGTGCGCGATCAGCTATTCGCCGAGGCGGTCGTGGCGTTCCGCGCGGGCGGCGACGATGCGCGCTGGTGGGAGTTGCCGGCGCGGATGGCCGAGGAACAGGCGGGGCGGATGGTCGAGGATCCGTGGGCAGATGCCCTGCACGATCATCTGATGGGCGAGGCGGTCGCGCACGTGCACAAGCTGATGGACCGCCCGCTGAATATCCCGGTCGAGCGGCAGAGTTCCGGCGTCGCGCGGCGAATTGCCGGGCTGCTGCGGCAATTGGGCTGGGTGAGGCGTCACGGGCGGGATGGGAATTATTGGGAGCGCGAATAATGCCCTGCGTGGTTCACATGGCTCACGATGGTTCATGCAAATTCTCGTTGTAGATCAAGGATGTGAACCATGTGAACCATGTGAATGATACTTTTATAAATAGGTGCGCCCGCACAGGCGCAGGTAGGGTGTTCGAAGTGACCCATGTGATGCATCACATCGTTCACGATTCGAGTGGTGCATGGCCGACGCGGTAATTTTGCCGGTGATGGAGGACGTACCAGTTGGCACGAGTTGACGCTTCCTGCCGGTGATGTTTCCGTCGCCGAATCCACCGGAAACGCGACAAGTCCATGGCAAGTGCCGCGCAAGGGGTGGCAAGTGCCAGACGCCTACGCGGGTCATGCGCCGGTCATGCGCGTTCCGTTGCGCACCGGTGCGCGCCGTGTTCTACTCCCGCCGGTGCTGCTGCCTGTCTCCGACCTGACCCTCTACCGGGGCAACCCGACCCGCCATCCGCCCGAGCAGTTGCTGCGGCTGGCCGATTCGCTGCGGCGCTTCGGCTTCGTCGCGCCGGTGCTGGTCGATGCCGACTGCGTCGTGATCGCGGGGCACGGGCGCATCGCTGCGGCGCAGTCGCTCTGGGACGCAGGCGTCGACATACCGCGCGTGGCACGCGGCGAGGTGCCGGTTATCTCCGTCGAGCATCTGACGCCCGCGCAGATCCGCGCCTACCGGATCGCCGACAACAAGCTGGCGGCGCTGTCGCACTTCGACGATGTCGCGCTGATGACCGCGCTGCGCGAGTTGACCGCCGCCGGATTCGAAGCCGAGGCGCTGGGCTTCGACGACGAGGAACTGCGCGTGCTGACGCAGGAGCAGCCGATGCCCGGCGGCCCCGGCGACGACGTGGAGTTCGGGCCGCCCATCGTCAACGGGCCGGACCCGTACACGCTGCTCACGTTCTCCTGTCTCGTCACGCCCGCGCAGCGCGATGGCGTGCTGGCGCACCTCACGCGGCTTCAGGAGCGCACCGGCGCGGCGTCGCCGGGTCAGGCGCTGGTCGGTGCCTGCCGTCGCTTCACGCTCGACGCATGAGCCGCGTGGAGCATGTGGCGCTCGCGACGGTGCGGCCGGCGGCCGACAACCCGCGCGTGCACCCGCCCGAGCAGATCGACCGGCTGGTCGACTCGATGCGCGAGTTCGGATTCCCGCAGCCGATCCTCGTCACGCCGCAACTCGGCATTCTTGCCGGTCATGGGCGGCTGGAAGCGGCTGCGCGGATTTACGCAGAGGGCGGCGAGATCCCGCACCTGCCGCGCGGCCACGTCCCGGTGGTCCGCATCGACGGGATGTCGGAGGTCGAGCAGCGCGCGTATCGGATCGCCGACAACCGACTCGCGTCGCTGTCCATGTTCGACCCCGCACTGCTCACCGCGGAATTGTCCGACCTGTCGGGCGAGGGATTCGATCCTGCCTTGCTCGGCTTCTCTGCACTGGATATGCTGCGGCTGGATGAAGATGTCGCGCGCAGCCAATTGCAGGGCATGCACGAAGTTGAACCGGAGCAATCCGCGTCGTTCGACTCGCCGCGTGACGATCAGCCGTCCGAGCGGACTGTCCGGCTGGCGGTCGTCATACCTGCGATTGATCGACAGGTCGTGTACGACGCGCTCGTCAAGGCGCGCGCGCAATTCGGGGCCGCGAATTCTGGTGATGCTCTGGCCGCCATGCTGGATTTTATTGGGGCGCTAACATGAACAAGGTCGCATTCTCGTCCTACCCGCTGGCGAACCTCGACGTGCATCACGTCGACCGCAAGTACGCGACCGACATCGCATCGTGGGTCGACCGCGGCACGCGACTGGTGCCCGATGACGATGACACGATGTACGGCTATGTGCACAAGGGGTGCGCGCTGCTCACCGTGCGCGAGGGTCCGACCATGATGCTGCTGCCGGGTATGTACTTCTCGTCACCCGGCCCGGTCAGCGTGCAGGGCATGATGGAGGACTGCGAGGGCATGATCGCGATCCGGCGCAAGTATCGCGGCGTGCTGCACGTCGGCGGGCCGGTCGAGACCAAGGGCCGCCTGCGCTACATCGACGGCTGCACCGACTCGCTGCTGATCGGGCCACAGCGGCGCGGCGAGCCGTGCCTCAACCTGTTGCAGTTCCCGCCCGGCATCGACCAGACCATGCACACGCATCCGAGCGCACGTGTCGGCATGGTCGCATCGGGACGCGGTCGCTGCGTGGCCGACAAGCGCGAGATCGATCTCGTGCCGGGCATGCTGTTCTGCATCCACACCGATGGCCCGCACAAGTTCCAGACGCCGTACAAGACCGAGATGCGCGTGATCGCGTTCCATCCCGATTCGGATTTCGGGCCGACCGACGAGGATCATCCGATGCTCAATCGCACGCTGGTCGATGGCACGTCGGCGCGCAACCTCGACGCGATCCGCACGCGCTCGGATGTCGGTGTCGAGTACGAGTTCGGCACGCGCACGTGATCAAGACGTTCGCTGCGCTGCCGGTCTCCGACGAGATGGTCGAGCGCGCACGCAACGTCATCCGCGAGGCGCTGACCATGGGCCGTGGTGCCGTGGTCGGCTGGTCCGGCGGCAAGGACGGACTCGTCGCGGGACTGCTCGCGCGCGATCTCGGCATCGTCGATGGCTGCTGCGACGAGTCGTTCTACTTCGACGCGCAGAAGGCCGACATTCGCGCGATGGCCACGTCGCTCGGCGTGCACGTGCGCTACTACGACAGGCTCGGCATGGACTGGCTGGCGAAGCATCAACGCCTGTGCTTCCCGTTCGGCGACACCGCGGCGACCAACCTGATGTGCGAGGCGCGCCAACGCAAGACGATGGAAGTGCACGCCGCGCATCAGCACGCCGAGGTCATCATCACCGGGCGCAAGCAGGACGGCAACAACGTCAAGGCACCGATCTATCGGAAGGGCAACGTACTGATGTGCCATCCGATCTACAACTGGCGCGATGGCCACGTGTGGGGCTTCCTGCATCAGCACCGTATTCCGATGCCATGGGTCTACACGACGCCGCTCGGACAGGTGTGGGGCAATTCACCGTGGCCGTCGTTCCGCCGTTCGGCCAACATGCATGAGAACTGGCGCGTGGTCGCGAGCATCGAGATGAAGGTGCTGCGCGATGCGGCACCGTACGACATTCGCGGCGCGGCCGAGGTGCTGGCGCAGATGGAAGGGATGGCCGCATGAGGGCACTGCGAGGCAAGCCAACCGACCGCGATGTACTGACCGCCGCGCGCGAGCGCGTCGATGCGCTCTATCGCCGATTCGACCGCGTGTCGGTGATGTTCTCCGGCGGCAAGGATTCGACCGTCTGCCTGCACCTTGCCATCGAAGCCGCGCGCGCGCACGGCCGCCTGCCGGTCGAGGCGGTGTTCTACGACGAGGAAGCGATCTATCCGACGACCATCGAGTATGTGCGTCGCGTCCAGCAGAACCCCGATGTCAAGCTGATCTGGTACTGCATCCCGGTGCAGCATCGCAATGCGTCGTCGCGCACGCAGCCGTATTGGCATCCGTGGCATCCCGACGAACGGCATCTGTGGTGCGCTCCGCTGCCGGAGTGCGCGCTGACCGAGATGCTGCGCAGCGATGCGCCATCCAAGTTCTCGCCGATGCCCGATCTCGGACCGTACTCGCTGAAGCCGAATTCGCCGCGCGAAACGCAGGCGCAGATTCTCGGGCTGCGCGCGCAGGAGTCGCCGCGTCGGCGGATGTCGGTGTCGCATCGCGAGCATGAGAACTGGCTCATGCAAGGCACGATTGCCGGTCACGTGTCGCTCGCCTACCCGATCTACGATTGGACCTCGCTCGACGTGTGGTTCTTCCCGCAGTTGCACGGCTACGACTACAACCGCACGTACGACCTGTTCGATATGGCCGGCGTGTCGGTGCATCAGCAGCGCGTGTGCCCACCGTTCGGCGAGGAACCGCTCGCCGGGCTGCATCTGTACCAGATGATCGCGCCGGAGATGTGGGCGAAGATGTCGAAGCGATGCCACGGCGTGGCGACCGGCGCGCGCTATGCCAAGACCGAACTGTTCTCGTTCGGCGAAACGAAGCCGCCGCCCGGTCTCACCTATCGCGAGTGGACGTTCCAACTGCTCAAGCTGTGGCCGCAACCCATGAGGGGCAAAATTGCCGCAGCCATCGACAACGTGATGTCGCAGCACGCGCAGAAAACCAACTCGCCGATCCCCGATGCGACACCCGATCCGCACACCGCGGTGTCGTGGAAGTTCATCAGCATGATGGCGAATCGCGGCGACACCAAGGGACGCAAGGCGCAGAACCTGCGCATGAAAGCGATGGACATGGCGATCAAGCGCGGTGAGAATCCGGCCGAGACCCTTGCGCAACTTGGCGCAGATGTCGGGACTCGTTACTGACTCGATTCGATCAACCTTCCCTCTGGAGATTCCTGCATGCGACCGCAACTCGTATGGCTCGTCCCCGCCGATGTATTCGGTGGAGGTCACCCCGATCAAGGATTGCCGCCCGGCTATGGCGGTCGTCCCGACCAAGGACTGCCCGGCTATGGGCACCCCGATCAAGGACTGCCCGGCGGCGGCAATTATCCGTCGCAAGGTCTCCCCGGTGGCGGCGGGCATCCGTCGCAAGGTCTCCCCGGTCAGGGTGGGCACCCCGATCAGGGACTGCCCGGCTCCGGCGGCCGCCCTTCGCATCCCATCGTGATCCCACCCGGCGCGGGTGGACCGGACCTGCCCGAGAAGCCGATCTACATCCCCGGCGGCGGCTACCCCGACCATCCCATCGTGTACCCGCCCGGCCTGCCGGATCAGGGACTGCCACCCACGCCCGGCCTGCCGCCGCTGGTGCCGTCGCATCCGATCAACGGCCTGCCGGGCATCGGTCAACTGCCGACGCTGCCGGGCTTCGGTGGCGGCATGCCGACGCGACCCGATCAAGGTCTGCCGGGCGGCGGCGGTCACCCGTCGCAGGGTCTCCCCGGCTCGCCGACGTATCCGTCGCAAGGTCTGCCGGGTGCACCCGCGCGGCCGGATCAAGGTCTGCCCGGTCAAGGTGGGCATCCGTCGCAGGGTCTCCCCGGTCAGCCGGGCGGCCCATCGACGCAGCCACTGCCGCCGAATGCGGGCAGCGGTGGATTGCCCGAGGGGTCCGTGCTGATCATCCCGATGCCCACCAACAAGCCGGTGCAGTTGCCGCCGGGCGTGGCGCAGGGATCGAAGCCGGCCATCGCATGGGGCGGTCGCGGCACGGCACCGGTCGTGGTCTGGATCCCGCCGCAGGCACAACCCAAGTAGCATCATCGTCGCGTTGATCACGGCGCGACTTCGGGAGATCGGGACCATGGACATCATCAGCCTGCTCGTCACGCTGCTCGTCATCGGTCTGATCCTGTGGCTGGTCCTGTGGGCCATCGATCAGATCCCCGGATTCGCGCCGTTCCGTGCTGTCGCACGCGCCATCGTGGCGATCATCGCGATCATCATGCTGCTGTCGCTGCTGTTCGGCGGTATCAGCGTGCCGATGTTCCGCGTGCGGTAGGCGTGCGCGAGTGCGCGGGCTGTGCCGCGAGGCGCGCGCGCGTGATGGCCATCTGGCGTGCGATGGCGCTATCGGTGCAGATGCAGATGCAGGGACGAGGGCATGATGCAGACGGAGATCGAGGGCAGCATCGATCCGGCGCTCCACTCACGGGTCAGCCGCGCGCCGGTGTCGACGATCAAGTGGGTGCCGGTCAGCACGCTGAAGGCCAACGACTACAACCCGAACTGCGTGGCACCGGTGGAGTTGGAACTGCTCATTGTGAGCATCGTCGAGGATGGCTTCACGCAGCCCATCGTCGTGCTGCCGGACCGCACGATTGTCGACGGCTTCCACCGCTGCATGGTGTCGAGTGATCCCCGCGTGCACGCGCTATACGGCGGGCTGGTGCCCACCGTCACCGTGGACGTGGACCCCGTGCACAGGCGCATGAGCACCATCCGGCATAACCGTGCGCGCGGTGTGCACGGTGTGGTACCCATGGCCGAGATCGTACGCACGATGCTGGCCGAGGGCGTGAGCGTGAAGGATATGCAGTCACGCCTTGGCATGGACGACGAGGAAGTGGCGCGGCTCGCTGATCGTGCCGGCATGCCCGAGCGCATGCGCTCGCGTGGCTCGACGCAGTTCGGGCAGGAGTGGGTGCCGAGTCGCGATGCGTAACCGGGTGCAGTCATCCGTCTATGGTCGACAGCCGCGTGCGTTGCGCGAGGAAGCGCAGGCAGCACGGGCTTACGAGCGCGAACGTGGTGGCACCACCAACCGACGGCTGTATCGCACATCGGCGTGGCGCGCCCTGCGTGCGCAGCAACTCGACGCGCATCCGGATTGCTGCGTGCATGGATGCATGAACCGGGCGACGGTGGTGGATCACCGCACGCCGCATCGCGGACAGCAGCACCTGTTCTTCGACCCGGCCAACCTCCAGAGCATGTGCAAGGTCCACCACGACAGCAAGACGGCACGCCACGACGGCGGCTTCGGCAACCGGGTCAGCGGGCCACCCCGTTCGTCGGATGAACCCGGTTTCGGACTGCTGTGATGCAAACTGGTCCAACTCTTGAAGGGGGCAGGGCCGAGGGGGGAATGTCGTTAAAAATCAAGGACTTGCCAAAAGTCCGCCGGATCCGCTTTTGTTTTCGTCCGACTTTTCGTCAATCGATTCAAGGACTTAGACGCAATTCATGGTGACGCTACGCGGCACTTCGAAGCCGACTCGCGGCGCGGCATCTAGCGGGGCCGCAGCGCGGCGCAAGCGTCGCCGGGCGGCCGAGGGTGCCGCCGCGTCGCCGAGCGCCACCACGGCCCGATCTGGGGGTGCGACGGGGCTTCCCGCGCACGTCCCGCGGGTGCTGGCCGAGTCGGATGGGAGCGGGCGGCCGGTGCTGCCACGAATCCGCGGGGGTCGGCGTGGCTAGTGGCGCACGTGTCTCGACGGTCCTCAAGCTGTTGAACGGCACGGCGCAGCATGATCCGCAGAAGCTGCGCGACGACAGCAAGGTCTCGCCGCGCGACCCGGTACCGAAGCTGCCACCGTGGGAGAAACTCGACGCCGACGAGCAGCGCGTGTACGACTTCCTGTGCAAGGAATTCCTGATCCCCATCGTGCACGGGCGACCGGACGGATTGCTGATCGCGACGCTCGCTCGACAGATCGTGATGCGCGACAAGGCGCTCGCGAAGCTGAAGGAATTCGGACCGGTGATGAAGCATCCGACCTCGGGCAAGCCGTCATTGCAGCCGTACTTCCAAGCGGCGAAGGTGCACGACGAGACCGTACGCCGCATCATGTTCGAACTCGGATTCAGTCCGATAGGCCGACTCAAGCACGCGCCGCCGATGGGGAGCGGACCGAGTGGTCCGTCGTCGTGGGATGCCATCGACTGATGACATCGAGCCACGCAAGCGTGGCGGTCGACGCAAGTACGCGACACCCGAGGAAGCGCACGCCGCGAAGATCGAATCGAATCGACGCGGACGCGAGCGGCGTCGGCGCGAGCCGGCCACGCCCGCCGAGGCACAGGCGCTGCTGTCGGACCCGGCACGCAGCAACGAACTGCTGGAGGCCGCGCAGCAACGGGTCGCGAAGCGACGGCCGTGGACGCAGCCCACCCCCGATGAACTGAATCCGCCGCGTGTCAATCCGACCACGCTGCCGGTCACGCTGGGCAAGCCGCAGTTCCTCGACGAGGATCTGATCGAACTGGCGGCGGCCGGATTCGACAACGTCGCGTCGGCGTTCCAGTACGCACGGGACGTGATCGCCGGATTGATTCCGGCCGGTCGCATGGTGCGGCTCGCGTGCGAGCGCCATGAGCGCGACCTCGAAAAGATCGGTAAGGGCGACTGGCCCTACACGTTCGACTTCGCGAAGGCGGAACGGGTCTGCCGGGTCTTGCAGCTATTCCGCGAGATCAAGGGACCGCGTGCACGACAACGGCTGGTGCTGATGCCGTGGCAGAGATTCATCATCGCGTCGACGTTCGGCTGGGTGAACCGCGAGACCGGCACGCGGCGCTTCCGCTATGCCCTGTGCTATGTACCACGCGGCAACGGCAAGACCACGCTCGCCGCGCCGCTGGCGCTCTACATGCTCGCGCTCGACGGCGAGGGCGGGGCCGAGGTTTACGCCGCCGCCGTCACGCGGCAGCAGGCGCGGCTGGTGTTCGACACCGCGCAGCGCATGGCCGAACGCGCGCCGGAGTTCCGCCGGCGCTATGGCGTGATGGTCGCGGCGCACGCCATCGTGCAGGAGGAAAACGCCGCGACGTTCCGGCCGCTGTCGCGCGACGCCACCTCGCTCGACGGGCTGAACGTCCACTTCGCCGTGCTGGACGAACTGGCGCAGCACAAGAACGGCGAGGTGTTCGACGTGCTGCAAACCGCCACCGGCAAGCGCACGCAACCGCTCATGCTGGGCATCACCACCGCGGCGTCGAATCAGTCGAGCGTCGGCTACGAACAGTGGCAGTACGCCACGCGGCTGCTGGAGCAGAAGATCGACGACGAGCAATTCTTCGCGGTGATCTACACCATCGACAAGACCGACGACTGGCGCGACAAGAAATCGTGGATCAAGGCCAATCCGAATTGGGGCGTCAGCGTGATGCCGGACGCCATCGCCAACCTGTGCCTGCAAGCGCAGCAGTCGGCCGCGCGCCAGAACGCATTCAAGCAGAAGCACCTCAACATCTGGACCTCGACGTCGGTGCTGTGGATGAACATGCAGGTCTGGGATGCGTGCGCGGACGCCACCCTCGACATAGGCGATTTTGCCGGTGAGGAATGCATCATCGGTCTCGACCTCGCGACCAAGGTCGACTTGGCGGCGAAGGTGAAATTGTTTCGCCGCACCATCGACGGCGTGCAGCATTACTACCTGTTCCCCGAGTTCTTCCTGCCCGACGCCGCGATTGCGAAGAACGATGCGTACGGCGGCTGGGTCGCCGATGGCCACATCACCGTATCGCCCGGCGAGGTCAACGATCTGGAGATGATCCAGTCGACCGTGATCGACGACAACCAGACGTACCGCGTGGTCGACGTGGCGTACGACCCGTGGCAGGCGCGCATGATGGCGAGCAACTTGGAGAATGCCGACGTGTCGGTGATCGAGTACCGGCCGCTGGTCCAGAACTTCTCGCCGCCGATGAAGGAGATCGAGGCGCTGGCGCTGGAGCGGCGACTGCATCACACCGGCAATCCGGTGCTGGCGTGGAACGTCGGCTGCGTGATGGTGCAGGAGGATTTCAAGGGCAACATCTTCCCGCGCAAGGATCGCGCGGATCCACTGGTCAAGATCGATGGGCTGATCGCGACGCTGATGGCGCTGGGTCGGCTGATGTTCCTCGACGCCACCGACCGGGAACCATCCATTGTTTCCTTGACACCGGCAAACGCTACCGGTAGTGTCCCGGCCCATGCCTGACAGTCGCGGCCGACCGCCACCCTCCGAGCGCGACAAGCGCCCACCGGGTAGCAGGTAAGCCCCCACTCACGCGACAGTCATCACGGGCGACGGATTGGGGTCCGGCTCGCAGCGGAGCCGACTCCATGCGAACCGTCCCGAAGGGAATCCAGTACCGCGAGGTCCGCGCCGCCGAGTCACAGGGCGACGGCCGCATGCGCGTGGTCGCGTCGGATGAAACCATCGACCGCTACGGCGATGTCATCCGCGTGTCGGGCTGGGACCTGTCGAACTACCGCAAGAATCCCATCGTGCTGTTCGGCCACTCGGCGCGCGATCCCATCGGGACCGCCGAGGTCAGCATCGACAAGCAGCGGAAGGAACTGATCGCCGACATCCGCTTCGCCGACGAAGGCACGTCGGAGATCGTCGATGCCGTGCGGCGGCTGGTCGATCAGAAAATCCTCAAGGCGGTGAGCGTCGGCTTCCAGCCGACCAAGGAACCGAACGAGATCAAGGACCCGGTCACCAACAAGTGGACCGGCGGCTACGAATTCATCGGGCAGGAGTTGCTGGAGAACTCCGTCGTCAGCATCCCTGCCAACCCGAGCGCGCTGTCGCTCGCTCGTCACTTCTCGCCCGCGGTGCGCCGCGCGCTGTTCCAGTCCGCGTCGGGGCTGGACGTAGCGCGTGCACAGATCGCGGTGCTGCGGTTGGGCGTCGCCGACCGCCATCCCCGGTAAGACACCCACCCACCACTGGAGTCCGATCATGAACATCGCCGAGCAGATGGCGACCATGCAATCGCGTCGCGACGCGGCGCTCGCATCCATGCAGTCCCTCGTCGACGGCGCGTCGGCCGAGGAGCGTACCTTCACCGACGAGGAAACGAAGTCCTTCGACAAGTTCAAGTCGGAGGCCGAGACCGTCAACGCGCACCTGTCGCGGCTCGACGCGCAGGAAAAGCTGATCGCCGCGTCGGCGCGGCCGGTGCATTCCGCCGCCGGTGCCGAGGCGGGCACGGTGGTCACGCCGGGCGTGCCGTCGATCCAACTGGTCGACAAGCAGGTGCCCAAGGGCACGGCGTTCGCGCGCTACGTCATGGCGCTGATCGCGTCCAAGGGCAACATGATGCAGGCCGAGCAGATCGCGCGGAACTACTGGCGCGACACCACGCCGCAACTGGCCGAATTCTTCCGCGCCGCCGGCAACTTCGGCAGCATCGAGAACTTCATGATGCAGCAGCGCGCGGCGGTCACGCCGGGCAGCACGACCAACAGCGCATGGGCTGGCGTGCTGACCTACGCGCAGACGATGGCGTCCGAGTTCATCGAGATGCTGCGTCCGGCGACCATCATCGGGCAACTGCCGAGCCTGCGTCGCGTGCCGTTCAACATCCGACTGACGCGCCAGACCGGCGGCATCACGTCGGCGGGCTGGGTCGGCGAGGGCATGAGCAAGCCGGTCGGCTCGCTCGCGCTCGACGCGGTCATGCTGCCGTGGGCCAAGGTCGCGATCATCGTCGCACTCACCGAGGAACTCGCGCGCTTCTCCGACCCGTCGGCTGAAGGCGTGGTGAATCAGGAGATGAAGGCGGCGATCTCGCAATTCCTCGACGCGCAATTCATCGACCCCGCGGTCACCCCGGTCGCGGGCGTGCGCCCCGGCTCCATCACCAACGGCATCACGCCGATCACGGCGTCCGGCTCGACCATCGCCAACATCACCGCCGACCTCGGCACGATGCTGTCGACCATGGCCGCGGCTGGCGTGCCGATGGCTGCGCCCGCGTGGATCATGAATCCGCGTACGGCGATCTACCTCGGGCTGGTGCGCGGCGCGACCGACACGCTGGCATTCCCGACGGTGGCGGCCAACAAGACGCTGCTGGGCTATCCGGTGGTGGTCTCGACCACGTCGCCGCTGGGCGCCGGGCCGGGCTTCCTCGGACAGGTCATCCTGATCGACCAGCCGGAGATCTTCCTCGCGGACGAGGGCGGCATCACGCTCGACGTGTCGCGCGAAGCGTCGATCCAGATGGACAGCACGCCCGCCACCCCGGCGGCTCCGCTCACGTCGCTCTGGCAGCAGAACCTCGTCGGCATCAAGGCCGAACGGTTCATCTACTGGATGCGCCGTCGCGACGCCGCCGTGCAAGTCCTGACCGGCGTTCCGTACTAAGCGCCGCGTGGCGGCCGACTCGCCACGTCGTTACCGCGCGCTCGCCCACATCATCGTGGGCGGGCGCGTGTTGTACGAGCCGGGTGAGGAATTCATGACCTCCGATACGTTCGGCGACGCGCTGCTGCGCGAGGGCCGCGCGGAGTTGCTGCGCCCGATCAATCATCGCGGCCACAAGCGTCGCGACGTGCGCCCCGAAGGTGACAAGTGAAACCGCACTTCCGCGGACCGGCCGGCACGTACAACATGCTGCCGGTGCCGTCGTCGCCGCCCGGTGGCGGGACCACGGTCAACAACGCGACCATCATCCGCGAGCCGTATCCCGGCGCGTGGCAGCAGAACGTCATTGCCGTTCCGAACACGCCGCCGCTGCTGTCGTTCTCCGCGGTGTACGGATGCGTCAATGTCATCTCGTCGGATATCGCGAAGCTGCCGATCAACCTGTGGCGCAAGCTGAAGGACGGCGGCCGCGTACTCGCCGACGATCATCCGATTCATCGGCTGTTGCAGAGTCCGAATCCGTATCAGACGCACGTCGACTTCTTCTCGTATTTCTTCGTCAGCCTGCTGCTCGCGGGCAATGCGTACGTGTACCTCACGCGCGATGCGCGCGGCGTGGTGAAAAGGATGGACGTGCTGAATCCGTCCTTCGTCCGGCCGCTGGTCTCCGATGTGACGGGCGACGTGTTCTATCAGATCGGCCGCTCGACCTCGCTGCCGCTGCTGGTCTCCGAGTACAACCCCGAGCGCGACGGTGCCATCGTGCCGGCGCGCTACATGATCCATCACCGGATCATGTGCGTGGATCATCCGCTGGTCGGCGTGACGCCGCTCTATGCCGCCGCGATGGCCGCGACGCTGGGCGTGCGCGCGGCCGAGTCGTCGTCGCAGTTCTTCGGCAACATGGCACGGCCCGCGGGCGTGCTGACCGCGCCGGGCAAGATCAGCAAGGAACTGGCCGACCGGCTGCGCGCCGAGTGGGACGCGAACTACGGTCCCGGTCGCGCGGGTCGCACGGCGATGCTGGGCGACGGGCTGAAGTGGGAAGCGATCACCATGACCGCGGTCGACGCGCAACTGCTGGAGTTGCTGCGCTGGGGCATTGCGGATGTGGCGCGGGTCTACCGCGTACCGGGCTTCCTGCTGGGCGACCTCGACAAGGTGACGTATCGCAACAGCGAAACGCTGATGCGGACCTACTACTCGGGGTGCCTGCAATACCACCTTGAGGCACTGGAAGCGCGGCTCGACACGACCTTCGATCTGGCCGCCGATGTCGACGTGGAGTTCGATGTCGACGCGATCCTGCGCACCGATCTCGATGTGCGCTTCACCGCGTACAAGGAAGGTATCCAGTCGGGGTTCATGACCATCAACGAGGCGCGCGCACAGGAAGGCTGGCCCGGCGTCGAGGGTGGCGACGAGCCGATGATGCAGGTCCAGTTCCGGCCGCTGTCGATGCTCGACGAACCCGCTACGCCGACCGCTCCGACCACGCCTGCCGCACCGACCGCGCCGCCGCCGAGCGACAAGCCGAAGCCGCCGGGTGAGAACCCGAAGCCGGATGCGACCGATGACGAGGAAGCCGAGGGCATCGCCGCGTTCGTCCGCTTCTCCGACGTGCTGCACGAAGGGGTGCCCCACCATGTCGCCTGAACTCGCCGTCGCGTTCGCGCGCGAGACCGTCGAGGCGATCCGCCGCGCCACGACGCCGCTCGATGCGCGCCTGTCCGCCATCGATGCCGGGCTGGCACGGCTTGCCGCCGCGGTCGAGGACAAAGCCGGCGCTGCCGCGCTGGCCGAGGCCACCGGCAATTTTGCCGCGTCGGTCGCCGCGCTGCGCGCCGAGGTGCTGGCCGAGGCGCGGGCCGAGATGGACGCACGCGCTGCGGCCCTTGCGGCCGTGCTGGAGCGCGTCGCGCCGCTGGCCGAGGGCGCGGCCCCCGCCGCCGCGCTGGAGCGCACCACGGCCGATCTGGGCGGGCGCATCGAGGGCGTCGCCGGGGCCGTGCGCGCCGAGGCCGAGGCGCGCGCCGCCGGAGCCGCTGCCGCCGAGTCGCGCGTGGCGGCCCTTGCCGGGGCCGTGGAGGCGGCCGCCGCGCTCGCGGGTGCTGCCGCCCCGGCCGCGGCGCTGGAACGCACAGCGGCCGATCTGCGGGCCGCCGTGGCCGAGGCCGTGCGGGCCGCCGTGGCCGAGGGGCTGGCCGTGGTCCGCGCCGAGGTGGCCGAGCGCGAGCGCGCCGCCGAGGCGCGCATCCACGAACTGGCCGAATCGGTGTCCGAGTCCGAGGCGCGCGTGGCCGGGACGTACGGGCGGATCGCCGCGCAGGCCGACGCCGATGCCGCCGCCCGGCTGCGCGGCATGGACGAGAAGATTGACGAGTGGATCGTCGAGGGCGGCATCGCACTGAAGCAGGCGGTCGACAACGCGGTGACCGGACTGAGCTCACAGGTGGCCGAGATGCGCGGGCCGCCGGGCGAGGGGTTCCACTACCGCGGCGTGTTCGATGCGTCGGCCGAGTACGGGCCGGGCGACTGGGTCACGTACGACGGCACGCTCTGGGCAGCGCGCGCGCAGTCACAGGGGATGACGCCCGGCACTGATGCCGCGGCCGCGTCGTGGCAACTCGCGATGAAGCGGTCGCGCGATGGCGCGAACGGCATCGGCTGGAACTGGCGCGGGTCGTTCACCGACGGCGAGACCTACCGGCTGAACGATGTCGTGCGCCACTACGGCCGCGTGTTCCTGTGCCGCCGTCCGACCTCCGGTTCGCCGCCGATCCCCGGCGGGAACGCGCAACCCGAGTGGGCGCTGATCGTGGAGCCGCCGACGTGATGGGGCCGCTCCAACTCACGCAGTTCACGCAGACCCGCGACGGGGTGATCGCCGAGGTGCTGCCGCTCCTGAAGATGCACGCGCGCATCGAGACCGGCTCGGCCGAGGATCCGCTGCTGCAACGCTACATCGGCATGGCGGTCGCGTCGGCCGAGAACTACCTGCTGCGCGATGTGTGGCCGACGGTGCGGGTCTGGGAAGGCGACCTGATGGCCGGCCACTACCTGCCCGACTATGCGATGTCGGGCTATGGCGTGTCGGCGCTGACCGCCGCGAACTTCCCGCCCGCGTTCATCGTGCGGCGCGGCCGCGCGCGCTCATTGACAATTCTCGACAGCGAAGGCGTGACGCTTCCTGCCGGTCAGTTCGCCGTGCTGTCGTCGGCTGACCCCAAGACGTGGGGATTCCAATTGTTCGCGCGCGGCGTGGCGCTCAACGGCATCAAGGTCACAGCCGAGTTGGGCTTCGCATCGTTCGCGGAGATGCCGGACGACTTGCAGGGATTCATCCTCGCCGCAGCGAGCGCCTACTACGAAGTCCGCGAACTGGCGAACTACGGTGGCGGCGCGTCGGGCGTCGAGGTCGCGTCGTTCATGCCGACCTACCTGCTCGACTCATGGGCAAACTTGACCTACGCATAAGGGCCGGCGAACTGCGCCATCGCGTGACGTTCCTGCGGCGCGCGCCGGGGCAGGACGAGATGGGCCAGCCGGTCGAGACCTTCGTCGCGCTGTTCACGGCGTGGGCGTCGGTCGGGCCGGTGAGCGCGCGCGAGTACTTCGGCGCGGCCCACAACATCGATGACGTGGACGCCGAGATCTCGATCCGCTACGACCCGTTCTCGCCGCTGCGCCCGACTGACCGCGCACAGGTCGAGGGCGAGCATGGCGGCGTGTTCGACATTACCGGCGTGCTGAATCCCGAGCAGGGCAATCGGCGGCTGCGCGTGCTGGCGAAGCGGATCACCTGATGCCCGCCGTCGATATCCAATGGAAGGGCGTCGAGGAACTGACCAACAACCTGAAGTGGTTGTCGCTGGAGACCAAGACGAAGTTCGCGTATCGCGCGGTCGCCAAGGCGGCGAAGAATGTCGTGAAGGCGGCGAAGAACAACATCTTGGATTACGGTCTGATCGAATCCGGCGCGCTGCTCGACAACGTTGCGTACGCGCGGCAGAAGCGCGAGGACGCCGTGTTCTCCTATAACATCGGCGTGCGGCATGGCAGCAAGAAACAGATCCGCGAGAATTGGGATCCGTGGTACTGGTTCATTCTGGAATTCGGCTCGGTGAAATACGAGGGCCGGCATTTCATGACGCAGGCTTTCGAGTCGGAGAAAGAAAAGTCACTCGATCTCATGCGTGAATCGCTGGTCGGCAGCATCGCCGAATTGGAGCGGAAGAAGAAATGAACGCGGTCGGCATCGCGCTCCAGAAAGCACTGGCCGGTCTGGTCAACGGACGCGTGTATCCCGTGCGCCTGCCGGATGCGCCGGAGTTCCCGGCGATCCGCTATACGGCCGTGTCGAGCATCCCGATCAACACCCTGTGCGGGCAGAGCAATCTGTCGGACGCACGCTATCGCGTGGACGTGTTCGCGACGACGGTCATGGAAGCCGGACAGATTGGCGCATCCATCGAGTCGATCATGCGCGGCACGGCACTCGGCTACAAGAACGTGCCTGTCATGGCGATGGACGGATACGAACCGACCATCGGTATTTACCGGCGTACGTTGGACTTCCAGATTTGGGAAGCACAGCCTATGCTCTCATCCGCCGCACGAAAGACGCGGCTTCTCACCTCAACGTAAGACGGAGGTTTCATCATGGCTGGATTCAAGAGCGAAGCCGTATCCTCGCAGGGCACGCGGCTGGGCGTGCAGGGCGGTCAGGTCGCGCCGGTGACGGCACCGATCACCGCAATCACCGCGGCCAACCCGCCGGTGTTCACCGCGGCCAACACGTTCGGCGATGGCGATGTGGTCGAGATCGCCGATGTGCAGGGCATGGTCGAGATCAATGGCGCGGTCGGCGTGGCGACGAGCGTGACGCCCACGGGCTTCTCGCTGGAGGGCGTCGATGCGACGGGCTTCGGCGCGTACACGTCGGGCGGCGTGGCGACCGGCATCGGCACCGGCAACTTCGATGACGTGTGCGAGGCGCGCAACTTCACCGGCTTCGACGGTCAGGCGTCCGAGATCGATGTGACCACGATGTGTAGCGAGGCGATGGAATTCCGGCCGGGCCTGCAAGACTTCGGCGCGTTCAACTTCACCATGAACTACGTCCCGAGCGACCCCGCGCAGAAGACCATGCAGGCGGCCAAGGCCGACGGCACGATCCTCTGGTGGCGGCTGGTGCTGCCCGAGGATGACACGGGCGAGTCGATGGGCGTGTGGCTGTTCCAAGCGTTCGTGCGCCAGATGACGCTGTCGGGCGGCGTGAATGCGGCACTCGAATCGAACGTCGTGCTGCGCATCACCGGCGCGCCGATCTTCATCGAGGGACCGACTGCGCTGGAAGCCGACGCGCAGCGTGCGGGGCGTCGCGGGCCGGGACGTGAGCAGCAGCAACCGCAGTACGCACAAGCGGCCTGATGCCTATGTCGATCCGTGACGCGATACTTGCGACTGCCAACCCGAAGCCGTCTGCGGCCGAGGTCGACGGATGGGGCACGGTGTACTTCCGTACCCTGACCGTCGGCCAGATTCTGTCGCAGCAGTCCGACCTCAAGACGAGCGGCGAGGAAAACCACGCCGCACTCGCGAGGGCGTTGTGCCGGGTGCTGGTGAACGAGGACAACAGCTACGTCTTCAATCCTGATGTGAAGGAAGATGTGCAGCACGTCCTGTCGTTGCCGTGGCAGTTGGTCAAGGCTGCAATGGAACAGGCGAACAAGCACAACGGCATCGGCGTCGAACCCCCAAAAGTCTGACGCCGGAACGGCACTTCCTGTTCACCGTTGCACTCGCGCTCGGCAAGACCGTGCGAGAGATCGAGGAATCCATGCCGGCGACCGAGATCGCCGAATGGGCTGTGTATTACCGCCAACAGCCCTTCGGCGATTTCCGCGCTGATCTACGGACGGGCATCGTTGCGTCCGTGATCGCGCGCGCCATGGGCGGGAGCCGGTCGGCGAAGCCGTCCGACTTCATGCCGTTCCTCGACAAGACCGCGGCCGAACCGCGCGGGCGTCCACCATCCGCGGGCGCGCGTGAGGCGGCGCACGTGACGCACGCGTTCATCACCGCATCGTCGAAGCTGAAGCACCGCACCGTCACGCGCAAGCCCAAGGGGAAGCCGAATGGCCACGCTCGGTGAACTGGTCGCGAAGCTGTCGCTCGATATCGGGCAGTTCACGAACGCGCTGCAACGGGTCGAGCAGGAGGTGAAGGCGACCAAGAGCGAGATCTCCAAATCGTTCAAGGATCTGGGCGGCGAGGTCGCCGGTCACTTCGCGAAGATGTTCGCGCTCACGGCGGTCGTCGAGAAATTCGGCGAGGCATTCAGCGAAGCCATCGATCATGCCGCCGAATTGCAGGAGTTGGGCGCGGCGCTCGACACGCCGGTCTCCGCGCTGGACGAACTGACGCTCGCGCTGAAGCTGTCGGGCACCAGCATGGAGTCTTTCAGCAAGCAGATGAAAACGCTGAACGCGGAGATCGTTCAAGCGAGCAATCCCACGTCGAAGGCGGCCGAGTTGTTCAAGGCGCTGGGCGTCGAGATCACCGACGTGAACGGCAAGGCGCGGCTGGGCACCGATGTCTACAAGGACGTGATCGCGCAACTCGCGCAGATCGAGGACCCCGCGCTGCGCTCGGCGACCGCACAAAAGCTGCTCGGCAAAAGTGCCACTGATGCACTGAAGGCGGCGAAGGAACTGGCCGAGAATCTGGAGATCGCGCGCCATCAGATCGAAGTGTTCGGCGGGTCGAACGACGAGGCTGCGAAACGCGCGAAGGACTTCAAGGACAAGCTGGACCTGCTGCACGACGGATCGCAGCGGATGATGAACAAGGTGGTCGAGGGCGTGCTGCCCGCGCTGTCGGGATTGCTGGATGCGTTCGGCAAAACGTCGGAGAGCGGCGGGTCGGTGGCGTCGGTGCTGGGCGAGGTGCTGGGCGGCGCGCTGCGCGTGTTCGGCACGGCACTCGTCGTGACCGTGACGTTCGTCAAGAATCTCGCGCTGGGCATGGCGGGACTGGTGGCCGTTGCGGTCACGCTGGCGACGCAGGGATTCAGCGCGGCCAACAAGGTGCTGGAGGATATGCAGCGCCAGATGAACGAGAACTCCAAGGCCGCGGCCGAATCGATCAAGTCGATCTGGGGTCTCGGCGAGCAGCACGTCAAGACGGCCGAGGCGACGCAGAAGCATGCGGTCGATGCCAAGACGCTGCAACAGAATTTGAGCGGACAGAAGGACGAGTCGAACAAGGCCGCCGATGCGCTCGCCAAGATTCGCGAGCAGTTGGACAACGTCGGCCGCGCGCAGGCCGAGGGGCGCAGCGAGCAGACCATCAAGCTGCTCGACCTGCTGAATACGAACTGGCTGAAGCTGGGCTATTCGGTCGAGCAGTACGCGGAAAAGTACAAGCTGATCCTGTCGCTTGATCCGGCGGCCATCGCGGGACAGAAGGCGCTCGCGGATTCGCTGGCCGCGCTGTCGGCCGTCTACACCAAGGGCGTCACCGACGCCGAGAAGATGTACGACTCGCTGATCGATCAGCGCGATGCCGCGCGCGAGGCGGGCGCGGCGTTCGGCAAGACCGGCGATCAGTTGGCCGATCTCACCGCGAACAAGATGAAGCGCGCGATTGATGCGCTGGAGAATGCGTCGGAGGAATACAAGGCGCTGCTGAAGTCCATCGTCGATGCGACGACCGCGCAACTGAAGTTCAACAATTCGCTGGCGACCAGCGCGCAGTACAACAAGCTGGTCGAGGCGCTCGACGAGGAACGTTCCGCGCTCGGGCTGGTGGGGCGCGAGCGCGAAAAGTACATCGCGCAGATGCGGCTCAACAACGTCCTGACCAGCGACGCGAGCGACGAGGCGAAGGCGGAAGCGATCCGGTTGTATGAGGTCGCCGATGCGCTGGGCGATGCGCGGCAGGCGACTGCGGATTACAACGAAACGGTGAAGGCCAATGCCGATCTCCTGAAAACCGCGGAAGGTTATGGGCAGTCGTTCGTCGAATCGTTCGGCGAGGGCATGAAGGGCGTCAGCGATTGGGCGAAGCGTGTCGGCGCGGACCTGAAGAAATACCTGCTCGACGTGCTGTATCAGTTGACCGTCAAAAAGTGGATCGTGTCGCTGGTCGGATCGATGACCGGCGGCGTGGGCGATGCGGTGGGCGGCGCGGTCGGACAGACCGGCGGGTCGATGCTGTCGAGCCTATTCAGCAGCGGGGCCAGCACGGCCGGCGGCTGGCTGGCGTCGCTGTTCTCCAGCGGCGCGGGCGTGGCGGGCGGCTTTACCGCGGCATCGACCATCGGCGCGGGCACGGCCGCATCGTTCGGCGCGGGCGCGGCTGGTCTCGGGACGTCGGCGCTGGCGACCTCACTCGCGGGCGGCGCGGGCGGCGTGGCGGCTGGCTCGTTCGGTGCGGCGGCCGGCGGCGGGATGGCGGCGTCGTTCGGTGCGGCGACCGGCGGCGCGTCGGCGCTCGCGACGGAGATGGCCGTGACTACCACCGCGACGGCCACGCTGGGCGCGTCGATGGTGGCGATGATCCCGGTGATCGGCGCGATCATCGCGGTCGCCTACATCGCATACACGCTGCTCGCGCAGGCACAGGGCGGCGCGAAGGAAGGCGGCTTCGCGACCACCGGCATCCGCGAGGAAGATGTGCCGGGCGGCCGCTACTACACGCCCGATCATGCGGACTCGGATATCAAGCAACTCACCGACGCGCTGGCCGATTCGTATAAGCAGGCGGTCGAGGGACTTGGCGGCACGGCACGCAGCGACCTCGGCTTCGCGTTCGGCTTTGATACTGATCCGCAGGGCACCGCGCAGTCGCGCGTGTCGGCCGGCGTGTATGGCGCGGGCGGCGAGGAAATCTTCAAGCAGTTGAACGTCGATGCCGGACGCGATGACGAGTCGTTGCAGGCGGCCATCGGGACCGAGAGCAAGCGCGCATTGCTGGCGGCGTTGCAGGCGTCGGAGTTGCCGCAGGAGATTGCCGACATTCTGGATGTCGTCGTGGCGTCGACGGCCAGCGACGCAGATGTCGACAACATCATCGCCACCGCGGGCGCGCTGCATCAACTGGTCGAGACCATCGCCGCGATGGACGACCCGCTCGGCGATGCGACCGATGCGTGGGAACTCGCGAACCAGACTGCACTGGAGGGGTGGAACCGCCAGCGTGAGGCGCTGAAGAAATTCGCCGACGATACGCCGACGACGGCGCAGGGCATTGTCGATCTGACGACCAACATCCAAGGGATGTATGTCGCAACCGTCAATCTGCTGACCGGGATCATGAAGGCCAAGGCCGGCATGGACGAGATGTTCGGCAATACGCGCGACACCATCGAGAAGGCCGCGCTGACGCCCGATCAGTTGTACGAGCGCGAGCAGAAGAAAGCGCGCGACCTGTTCACGAAGTTGCAGAACGCGACCGACCCCGATGAAATCCTGCGTATCTCGGAGCAGTTGAATCAGTCGATCAACTCGGCGTTCTCCATGCTCACGCCCGAGGAACAGAAGGCGAAGTCCAAGGAATTCCTCGACGGTCTCGACAAGGTGCAGAAGGAAGCGGACAAGCGGCTCGACGCGTCGATGAAGAAAATCGCCGACGATGCCAAGACGGATCGCGACTTCTACACGACCAAGATCAAGGACATCACCGACGCGGTGAAGGCGTCGGCCGACACGTTCAACACTGGCGCGACGCGCGTCGCCAATATGCGCGACCACAACGTCAACATCCATGTGCAGGATGATCGGATTGCAACCGAGGTCACCTATGGCGGCGACTACGGCGGCGGCGGCGGGGATAGCGGAGGTCAGTGATGCCGCTCGACACATCCGCCCCGGTCACGCGCCCCGGCTACCTGATCGAGATCGGCTTCGCGCCGGTCCGCTACTTCAGCACGCGCGGACTGCAATCGTGGTCGGGGCATACGTGGGTGTCGAGCGGCTGGGTTTTCAGCGGCCAGCAATTGACGCTGCCCGGTGGCGATCCGTCGATGACGCAACTGATTCTGTCGCAGGGCGTGGTCGGCCGCGTCGTGCGCGTGTGGCTGTTCTACGGCGAGGTCGCCACCGACACGAACACCGAACTCACGTTCTCGGGCGTGATCGATGGCGCGCCTGCGCTGATCAATGACGTGCGGCTCACGCTGTTCGACCGCGCGATGGCGATCATGTATGCGCCGCGCCAACGCTTTCGCCCCGAGTTGGGATTCAGCGTGCTGCCACAGAAGGGGCTGCGCATCGACTGGAACAATGTCGTGATCATCTTCAAGGATCAGCCGAAATGAGCAGCATCATCGATCCGCCACCGCTCGGCGTGCCGCCGCTGCCGCTGCCGCCGGAGCCGGGCCAGACGCCCGCCGATCCGGCCGGGCCGGGCATGCTCGTCGCGTTCCCGCCGACGCTCGCCGACAAGCTGTCGCTGACCAGCAACGACGACCTTGAGGACGACGTGAAGATCGACCGCGCGGTCGATGGCACCGGCCGTGCGCGCTCGTTCTACATCCAGCCGAAGCATCACATCGGCGGCGCGCTGCGCGGGATCGACGAGGCCGAGTGGGCGACGCTCGACGCGTTCTATCGCGCCAACCGCATCCAGCCATTCACGATCCCGTGGGGGCCGTGCGGCTCACCGGCACCGCTGCCGGTGTTGTTCTCGTCGCCGCCGAAGCGCGTATTCCACGGCCTCGGGCTGTCGACCGCCACCGTCGATCTCGTCGAATTCCCGTAAGCGATGGCCGAGACACGCCCCACGTACACGCCGACCCAGACGGGGATAACGGAGAAGCCGCGTTATACCCCGCTGGAAACGGCGCAGATCATCCCCGACAAGCCGAAGGTGCCGACGGTCGGCGGCAACTGGATCACGGTCGATGTCAGCAGCACGATCCCCGCGTCGAAGGTCAACGTCGCGCCGCGCATGGTCGAGGTCACGCAGCAGTCGGTGTCGGCCATCGACCAGATCATCCCGGTGCTGTACGGCTACCCGATCTGGCTCGGGCTGCGCATGGCCGGGATGGTGGTCGATCAGTACGGGCAATTGCTGCTGCTCGGCGCGCTGGGCTATGGCGAGTTGATGCAGATCGACGAGGTCTACATCGACAACACCGGGGCGACGAACTTCGCCAAGTATCTCGGCACCACGACGCAGAATGTCGATGCGCCGCTGAAGGCCGCGTATGCGTTCCGTGGCAAGACGTTCAACGACACGATGCGCGGCTACGCCTACGTGCGCGTCACGCTGCCGACCACCGTGTCGATCAGTGGCGCGCCGAACTTCGTCGTCAAGACCGCGGGCCGCAAGATCATCGATATGCGGACCGGCACGTTTGCGACCGGCGACAAGTACAGCAACCCGGTGCTGTGTCTGGCGGATTACATCAGCAGCACGGTCTATGGTATGGGCGGGCAGTACGACGTGGCGTCGTTCTCGGCGGCGGCCGACTTCAATGACGAGGTGGTCGGCACCACCGCGCGCTATCGCATGGCGCTCGCGCTCACCACGCAGCAGAAGGTCGAGGACTGGCTGAACCAGATCGCCGCGTACACGGGCTGTATGCTGTGGCGGCGCGCGGGCGTCTACTACCTCACGCCGTTGCGCGCGCGGGCGGTGTCGCTCAACCTGTCGAAGCGCGATATCGTCAAGGACAGCTTCGACCTGTCGCTGCGCTCGCAGCGCGAGTTGCCGACGCACGTCACGGTCAGCTATACCGACTGGACCGCGTACCCACCCAGCACGCGCCCGACCACGCAGCCGGCCAACGCGCTCGACGATGGGCGCGAGTCAGGCGTCAATCTGCCCGGCATCTTCTGGCAGGAGATGGCGTCGCGCGTGGCGGGGCGTCGCCTGAATCAGATCCTGTATTCGCAACTGGCCGCGTCGTGGCGCGCGTTCGACGAGGCGATCAACTATCGGCCCGGCGATGTCGTGGCGATGGAGTTCCCCGAGTACGGCCTGCATGGCGCGAAGCTGTCCATCGTCAACATGGTCGATCAGGGATTCGGCCGCTGGCAGGTGACGGCCGAAAGCTACAACGATGCGATGTTCACCGACAACCCGCTGCCGCCGCCGGGCGAGATCATCGCGCCCGGCGATTTGGTGCCGCCGTCGAACGTCGCGCCCGACCTTGCGGGGCCGGTGACGATGGCCGAGGAACTGATCCAGTTCGCGAACGGCGACTTCCGGCCGCGGCTGCGCATCGACTGGCCGGATGCCACCGGCGCGCCGGTCGCGTTTTATTCCATTGCGATCTTCGATGCCACGCTCGGCGTGTACATTGAGACCAGCAACATGCCGATCAGCGAGTACATCTCGACCGCGGTCGACGAGCAGCACGTCTATCGCGCCATCGTCGCCGCGGTCGGGACGAGCGGGCTGGTCTCTCCGCAGGTTACGTCGGCCGACCTGCTGGTGCTGGGCAAGACCGCGCCGCCATCGGACGTGGCGAACTTCGTCTGCATCGAGGCGGGCGGCAACGTGTATGTGTCGTGGTCCGCGATCCCCGACCTCGACCGCGACGAGTACGAGATTCGCCGCGGCACGGTCGGGCAGGCGTGGAGCGCGATGGTGCCGGTGTCGAAGTTGCAGGCGACCAACACCGTGCTGAACTCGCAGCCGGTCGGCACCGTCGATTACGCGATCAAGGCGAAGGACACGACCGGCCACTACTCGGCCACCGAGGCGCGCCAGACCGTGCAGGTCACGGCCGACCAGAACCTGAACGTGGTCGGACCCAATCCGTTCCTCGGCTACACGACCACGCAATGTCAAGTGTGGACACCGTTCGGCGGCGGCACGCCGATCATGGTCAACACCGATCTCGCGGGCTTGTGGGCCGACGGCGCGACCGACCCGAATAACAACACCGGCACGTTCAACGACGTGCTGAAGGACGTGATCATCGCGTCGCCGAATGCCGTGGCCGCGACCATGCAGACGACGCCGTATGACTTCGGCGTTCCGATCAGCACGCGCGTCACGTGCACCGCACCGTATACGCTACTCAATGGGCCGGCGGGTGGCGTGGTGATGACGGTCGAGACCTCGCTCGACAACGTGACCTACACGGCCATCGGGGCGAGCGAGGTGAAGTCGGTGCGCTATGTTCGCTGCCGCCTCAATATCGCGGCCGGCACTGTGATCCGCTCGCTCCAGAACTGGACCGTGTCACTGGTCGCGGTGCTGATCACCGAGCAGGGCAGCGTCAGCGTCGGGGCGACCGGCAAGGCGACGATCACGCTGGAAAACCGCTACTCCGCATGGGTGGCGATTCAGGTCACGCCGCAAGGCAACGTGGCGAATGTCACCGCGACGTTCGACAACGTGATCGTCGGGACGGGGGTGACCAACACCTTCGATGTGTGGTACTTCAAGGCGAACGCTCCGGCGGCGGGCACCGCGTCGTGGGCATTCCGAGGGATACGCTGATCATGGCCGACACGACCGAACCGCCCGCACCCGCCGATCCGCCGGTCCCGCCGCCGGAGTCGAATCCGCCCGGCTGGTTGATCTCCCCGTACCGCATGGCCCCGGCCATCGAGGGAGAGGCGGTCGCACTGGCCGACGTCGAGGCCGGGCAGCAGGACGCGCCGACGCTGTATGCGTTCGACCCTACCAAGCCGACTATCGATCAGACGCGGTCGGCGGCGATTACGTCGATCCGCGATAACTTCGCCGCGCTCGCGCCGACGGCTGGCGCTGACCTGACGCAGTACCTGAAGAAGACCGGCGACACGGCGCTCGACTTGCGCATCGCCAGCCCAACGGGGCTCACCTACCTGCGGCTCGAATCCATCGCTGGGCAGAACGCCCAAGTGCTTTGGCGGCAGGGCGGCGTGACCCGATTCATCATGGACTTGAACGCATCGGCCGATTGGTTGGGCACCTACACCTGCGACAACGCCGGCAATACGTCCTCGCTGGCGTTACAGCTTGGGCGCACCACGCAACAAAACCTGACCGGGCACAATTGGGTATTCAGCGGCGCACTCGGGACGCGCCAGAACCTGTACACCATCGACATCTACCGGCCCTACTACGCGGGCATCCTCATTCACGAGTCGACGACCAATGCGGTCGCGCGCATCGTTTCCACAACAGACGTCTACTACGACCACTACCTCGGCCTCGCCTCTGGAGATGTGAACACCGCCAGCCCCGGCCCGAACATCCACTTTCGCCAACAGGTCGCCAACGGCTCGACGCAGGAGCGGCTGACGTTCGACAAGAATGGCGGGATCAACGTCGCCTATGGCGCGATCGGCAGCAACTTCAACAACCTGAGCGCCGTGATGACAAACTGGACGCCGGACTTCCGCCTGTATCAAGGCTATGGCGTGCTGGCGGGGTCGAGCATTGCCGGCTTCACCTTCGCGTCGCTCGGGCAGGTCGCGCGGATCATGGTCGTGTCGCCCGGCGCGATCACGTTGCCGACTGGATCGCAGTATCGGATGCCGCAAGGCGGCGCGGTGTACGGTGCCCTGTACACGATGATCTCGATCATCTACATCAACTCGGGCGCGATCCTGTTCAACTTCGTTCCATACGACTGACCGCACATGGCCGTCACCACCATCGTCGCCAACGTCGCCGCCGCTGACGTTACGAAGGACAGCAACTACGGCAACTATCCGTGGTCGCTCCCCGCGGGCGTGCCGACCAACGTCGTCGGCATCGGCGCGGGGACGAAGTGGATGGTGTGGTTGTTCACGACGACCGGTATCCCGCCGGGCGAGTCATTCAACGGCATCCGCGTGCAGGGTACGAATGACTTCACCGTCGGCGGCGGCGGTGCTGGCATGACGCGGCAGGCCATCGTCTACCTGCGACCGTCGAAGTCGTTCGACTACGCGGGGCAGACTGGCTCGTCGGTGCAGACGCTCGTCGCGACCGGCACCGGCGCGAGCCTGAACACGCTGCTCACGCCCGCCGGGTGGACCTCGACCGATCTGCTCAACGGCGTGTTCGTCGGCGTCGCCGCAATGACGAACTCGGGCGACAGCGGCCAAGGTAGCGGGACGCTGCGCTACAACGCGATCACGTTCACGTTCTACACCGGCTCGGATGTGCCAAGCCCACCGGCCGGTCAGACCAAGACGACGCTGACCAATCCGGTCGCGAATTACAACCCCGGCAAATTCGCTGGTCAGCAATTCGCGGCGCTCGACTATGTGTTGCTCGACCCACACACTAATGCGTATTTCAATATGGAATTCGACCTGCCTCTCGGGCTGACGTTCGTCAACAGCGGGTCGACCAATATCACGCTTCAAAAGGGCGCGAGCGGCGACACGGCGAATCCGTGGAATGCATCGACCGGGCTGATTAACGTCGCGGCGTCTACGAAGGGCGGCACGTATTCGATTCGAGCGCAATGCCGCGGCGTCAGCGGCAACCCGACTGTCTCGGGAATCCAGACCGGTCAACTGCTCGTCCAGACGCGGCGCAGGTATTTCTACATGGAGGTCTGAACCATGCGGCACATTTCGATGTTCGTCGTCGCCGCGTTTCTCGGCGGATGCGCGACGACGCTCGACCCGAACTACGCGATGCAGTTGGAATCGTATCGACTCACGATCACCAGCCAGCAGAACGTCGAGATCGCCAAGGCGCGCGCGGAGGAAGCACGCTACGCGGCGATGGCCACGCTCGGCGACCGCGCCGATCCGGCGTCGCGCCAAATGGCGATCCTCGCGCTGGCGCTCGCGCGCGGTGGCGACTCGTCGGCCAAGGCGATCAACGTCAACCTGCCGAACGCACCGGAGTCGCAGGAAGATCGCGCGCTCAAGTGGGCGGCGCTGTTCGCGGGGCCGGTGATGTCGGTCGCGCAAGGCTACTTCGGCTATCGACTCGGCGTCACCCAATCGAACAACACGGCGAACAGCACCATCGCGTCGTACAACGCGCTCGGCAACACGGCGACCGCGGGCTTCAATTCGAATGCGTGGATCGCAGGCGCAGGATTCAACGCGGCCGACCGCATCGCTGGCTCGGGCTTCGGAGCCATCGGCAACTTGAGCAGCGCATTCACCCGACCGAACATCACGCTCACCAACACGAACGGCGTGATCGGCTCGGGCAGCTACGTCGGTCCGTACTCGGGCGCGAACTCGGGCAACTCGGGACGCATCAACTCGGACGACAACTATCAGCGCGTGTGCAATCCGGTGGCCGGTGCCGCTGGGCCGCCCGCTCCACCCGGCACCACGCCCGGCACGGGCGGCGGCGTGTCATTCGGCAACTGCTGACGGGAGACAAGCATGACCATCTACATTGCAATCGAAGCGGGCGAAGTGAAGTACAAGCCGGGCGGCGCAGCGGACAGCGCCAGCACGGTATTGACTGCCGGCGATATGATCTCGCTCATGCCGCTCGACGATGCGCCTACTCATCCGAGCGTCGGCGCGCCGATCCCCGCGGAGCCGTCGAAGATCAAGGCATGGGTGCACGAACTCGTCGCGTTCATGCAGAAGCAGGTCGGCAAGGACAAGGCGGCCCCGGTGATCGGCAGCGCGTCGCGCCCCGGCCATCCATGCGAGGGCGAGTTCACGGTCAGCACCGACGAAGACCCGGTGCTGGTGCGTGAGTATTCCGCGGCAGGCTTCGTCGACCACGTCGTCACCGAGGAGAAGCCGCTGACGCTCAAGACCATCGAGGCCAACGCAATCACCGCTGCGATCTACGGCGTCGCTGCGCCGTGAGGCGCGCGGCCGCGCTGCTGCTGCTGGCAGCGGCCGCGGCCGGATGCACAACCATCTATGTCGTCGGTGGGTCAGGCAGCATCGACTCGGCGACGGATCAGCGGATTGGCCGGCGCATCGACGCCGATGTCACGAAGGAAGCCCGCAAGGATTCCACGCCACGAACCACGAACCAGACAGGAGATTCACCATGACCGCAGTCGCTCCGATGTCGCATGGGCAGCAACCGCAGCAGCAGCAGCATCCGCAAGTGCCGGCCGACCCGCCGGTCGTGTACGAGCCGGGCCACGCGGGCGCAGGGCGCGTCGGCGGGGAGCCGGGCGGGGGTGACGTGGGCGGCCGCGATGGCGGCGACGTGGGGCCGTCGCAGCAGGCGCATCCGTACGTGGGGGCGTTCGCGGCGAACGATGCCGCCAACAAGGCGAAGCAGCAGAAGATCGCGCAGGACGTGGCGAAGCAGAACACCGGACTCGCCTACGGGCTGCGGCGCGGATTCGGTGCGAACACCGCGCCGCCCGGCCAGACGCCGACCGCACCGCAGGCGCTCAATGTGAAGATCACCGGTACGCCACGCACCGGCTCCAACCTGACCGGCACGTACCAGTTCTTCGATCCGAACTTGGATTCCGAGTCAGGCTCGACGTATCAGTGGAAGCGCGCAGGCGTCGACATTGCCGGGCAGACCGGACGCCAGCACGCGTGCATCGGGGCCGACGAGAATCAGGTGCTGACGTTCACCGTCACGCCGCGCTCGGCGACGGCTCCGCAGGCCGGCGCACCAGTGACCAGTCCCGGCGTCACGGTGCTGGCGGCGGGCGCGGCCGTGCAGGAGTCGCGCGAGCCGGAGCAGGAACAGCAGCCGCCACAGCAGCAGCAGCCGGACTTCGGCTTCGGCGCGTAGCACGATGCACGACGGCCCGCGCAATGCGGGCCGTCCCTCACCGGCACCTGTGCCGGTCAGTCGATCACGTCGGGCTGGAGTGCTTCGATCTGGGCGACCGTGATCGCGCCGCGGGCGAGCGCGAGGCGCGTGAGGATCGACGTGCGGCCGTGCTTCCACAGGTAGGCGACCGCCCCCATGCACGCTGACTCATGGCCCGATGGCTGATAGTTGCCGTCGTCGTCCCATTCGCCACCGTGCGGACCGTGCACGGTCTTGTGACATTGGAACGTCGCATGGTCGTCGCGCAGCAGCGAGCGCGCGATGCCCTCGACGCGGCCGGGGCGCAGGTCGATGGCACCCACCTTGAGGAACGGGCAGTTGCCGCACGGGCGCGGCATGTTGAAGTTCATGGCTTATCCGCTGCATCGCCCGGCTCGCGCAACAGGTCGTTCGCGATGCGACACACCGCCGTCGCGAGGATCGATCCCGCCGGGTCGAGCAGCGGCGCAACGAACACCGTGCGCCCCTCGGCGTCGGTGATGCGGTACTGCCCCGCGCGCACGCCGGGTCGCCACGGCAGCGGGTGCCGGGTGAGCGCCGCGCGCAGCGTGCCACGCATGGCGCTCACGGTTCGCTGTCCCGCAAGGCTTCCTCGTATCCCCAGCCGCGCATCCATTCGACCGCGGCCGCGCGCGTCATGCCGCACTCCATCAGCAACTTGTGCGCTTCGTAGAATTTCCGATTCGCCTCGCGATACTTCGGGTCGTTGTAGAAATCGATGTTGCCGTCGAATTGCGTATGGGTCATGGCCTGTCTCCGTCATTCGTAATCGGGCACGTCACGGTAATGCGCGGACTGCTCGTCCAGCCGCGCGTCGTATTCGGCACGGCCGGCGATCTGCTCCGGCGTGCGGTCGAGACCGTGGCGGTCGTCGCCGCCCGCGATCATGTAGCAGGCCGGATCGCCGACCGACTGGCAGACCGGGCACTCGGGACAGATGCAGTCGTCGGTCCACTGGCCGCACACCTCGCACGGTCCCTCGTCATCGTCGGGCGGGCCGGAGCAGCCGGGCGGATAGGACCAACCGAACAGGCGGCTCACGCGAACACCCGCGCAGGCTTCGATGCGGCGATCACCGCATCCGCGTCGGCGACTGCTGCGTCGATGGTCTCGCGCGGCTCACCGAAGGCGGTCGCGCCGTCGCGCTGCCAGAGCATCGAGCGGTAGCGCCACTGACCGGCGTGCGCGCCCGCGAGGGTGGGGATGAAGTAGGACGAGATCAGCACGGCCTCGCCGTGGCTGGTGCGTCCGTGATGGCGGATCATTCGGGACTCCCTTGATTGAGAACGTGTGCGGTGTTCCGCATGCAGGACCAGCAGAACATCTTGACCTTCGCGCGGCGTGATTCGCCGGCGGGCTGCGCGGTGCCGCAGCGCGGACACGCGAGGTGCGCGCCGGTGCGGGCTGCGACCGTGCGTGCGTCGCGCTCGCGCGTGTTCTCGGCGAGCATCTCGTCGAGCAGCGCGAATGCGGCCGGGCTGGCGCGGGGGATGCGGCGGCGGCTCATGACTTCCCCGCGATGGCCGCGCGTTGCAACGGCGTCAGGTTCGCGAACGGCGTCATCGCCATCCGCGCGAGCAGGCCCGCATATGCGGGATGGCGGAACGAGGCATCGGCCCGCTTGAGCAGGGCCACCCGCTTTTCGGCGGGCAGCGCGTCCCACTGCGCCGGGGTGAGCAGCGCGCCCATTACCGCGCCGGGGCGAGCAGCGCCCGCATGCCGTTCATGAAAGCCGCGAACTCGCCGGGGATCTTGGCCGCGGCCGCGTCGTCCAGCCCGCGATTGCGCGCCACCCAGATCTGCTCGCCGGGGGTCATCGACCTGATCTCGATGCAGAACTCCAGACCGAGGCCATTCGGATAACCCATCGCCACGGCCAGCTTATCGAGGTTCGCGTACTTGTCCATTTCTATCTCCACTTCGTTCGCCCGGCCGCGGAGTGCGGCGGGTCAGTGAGTGCAGTATGCGCCCCTGCGCAAATTTGCGCAAGCGTTTTCGCGACCGTTCGTCGGCTGCGGGCGGCCGCGCCCGTTACTGTTCAGGAAGCGCGCGCCCGCGCGTATAGCAGGACGCGCAAAAAAGCGCAAGCGTTTTCTTTCCGGCCGGGGCGCTCGCCGGATGGGCGGTCGGCTGGCCGGGGCGGCCCGCGCTAAGTGCCTGACTCAGCGGCAATTTTGCCGGTGAGCTACCGTTCGTCGGCGGCATCGAAAAAGTGCTTGCGCAATTTTGCGCAGAGGCGCACTATCTGTTCTGTCGGATGCAGCACCGGGTGAGGCGAAAGCCAGAAGCCCAAAGGGTGCGGCGTCCAAGCGAACCAACCAACCAACGAACGAGGAAAAAATGCAATTCCAAGACTTCACCTTTGGCGTCGAAATCGAGTGCTACGTGCCGGGCAACGCGACGCGACTGTTCGCGGCGCTCCAAGCGGCCGGGCTGTCGATGTCGCACGTGGCGGGCAGCATCCACGCGACGACCAGCGGCTGGAAGGTTGTGCCGGATGGCTCGCTGCACAGCGCGCCCGCCGGTCACGTCGGCGTCGAAGTGGTCTCGCCGATCCTGCGCGGCGACGAAGGTCTCGCGCAAGTGGTCCGCGCGATGGACGCGATCAAGGCGTTCGGCGGCAAGGTGAACACGACGTGCGGCCTGCACGTGCACGTCGGAGCGCAAAGCGCGACGGCGACGCAACTGAAGAACCTCGCCAAGATGTTCCTGAAATACGAACATCATCTGGACTCGCTCTGCCCTCCGACCCGTCGCGGCAACGCGAACCGGTACTGCCAGTCGAACCGCCAGCAGGCGGCCGGCTACGGCGTGGCGGCGACTTACGAAGCGCAGATCGCCGCGGCGTTCGGCAAGCTGGACGGACTGCGCTCGGCGTCGGCGATTGCGACCGTGATCAACGGCGGCTGGAACCGCGGCAACCGCTACTACAAACTGAATTACCAATCGCTCTCGTCGCACGGCACGGTGGAATTCCGCCAGCACGCCGGGACCGTCGAGGGACAGAAGGCGTCGGCGTGGATCAAGCTGATGGTCGGACTGGTCGCCTCGTCGTTCTCACTGAAGTCGGTGACGACGCAGCGCGAGCCGTCGTTCGACAAGCTGGTCCGCAAGGTGGACCGCGCGACGGCCGACTACCTGAAGGCGCGCCGCGTGGCGCTGAACCGCGGCGGCGCGCTGGCCGACTGATCGACAAGGGGCGGCGATCCCGCCGCCCCGCAACCGAACGAGGAAACCATGAACACTGACTCTTACATGATCGAAACCATCGACGGCCGCGCGTTCGTCGGCAACGACCTGCGCGACGTGGTGCAGAAGATTCGCGCGTCCGCTTGGGCGTGCACCGACGCGACGCTCCGCGGGTACATGCAGGGCGTCGCGCGGCGCGCGGGCGTCTGGCTCAAGACCGCTATCGTGCGGACCGACACCATCGAGAATTTCGTCGCCGATATGGAAGCGGCCGGACTGTACAAGGTGCGCCGCCTCTCGTAAGCGCAACACGCGCGGTCGCAATCCTGCGGCCGCGCTCACTTGGAAAAGGAATCTCATGAACACGCAACAACTCGTCGCGGGCGTCACGCTCGCTGCCATGCTCGCGGGCTGCGCAACCGTTCGCGAGGACCCGAGCGCAGCGCAGGTTGCGGCCATCGTCGACGCGGGCGGATCGGTGTCGGTCGATCACTTCGTTCCGCCGGTCGCTGGCGCATCGGTGAACCCGGCAATCGTGCCGGTGGCGCAGGTCGCGCCCGCGCCGACGGTCACCGCTGCCGATGTCGGCAAGGCCGTCGTCAATGCGGCCGGCATCGCCGTCGCCGTTCTCGCGGTCGCCGCTGCCATCGTCGCACCGCAGCCGACGTACCTGCTGGTGCCGGTGCGTCGGTGCAACTTCTGGCGGTGCTGGTGATCCCCGCGTGGAGCATCGTTCCACTGGCCGCGCTGGTCGTGATCGGACTCGCGCTGCGCTCGACACCCGAGCGCAGCGCGGCCGCTACGACGGCGGGCAAGCTGGCCGACAAACGCGCCGCGATCTGCCGCACGTATCCGCGGCTGCAATCATGCCGGTGATCAAGATGATCCTGCACGTCTACCTCGCGGTGCTGATCGTCGGGCTGGTCGCGAGCGCATTCGCGTTTGCACTCGGCCGCGTGCGCGAGCGCGTCGAGCACTGGCCGCTCGCGCTACGCATGGCCATCGTATTCGGCTGCGCGTCGCTGGTCGTCTACGTCGTCGGTCGCGCGACGTGATCGAGACTGTCGCACTGGTGCTGGCCGCCGGCGCGATAGTCCATCTACTCGCGCGCCTGTGCGCCGCTGCGCGGGCGAGCGCCGCGGATGCGGGATGCCGACCGCTGTTCGCATGGCTGGTCGGCGCGGCACCCGCGCTGCTGTTCGTCGTCCTGCTCGCGTGCGTGCTGACGAGCGGCGCTTGACGCGACGCGCAAATTAGCGCATCATGTAATCCTGCCCAACCAATCGGAAAACGAATGTCCATCAAACTCTCGCAGGTCGACCGCGCCGCGCTCGACGCCATCGAAAAACATCCCGGCCTCACGCCGAACGAATTGGCCGTGCACCTCCCGGTCAAGCCGTCGTCGGTGTCCGCGCTGCTGTCGCGACTCGTCACCGAGCGCATGGTGAACCGGCTCAAGGTGCCGATGTCGCCAGCGTTCCGCTACTACCCGCGCGCCGCCGCGCTGCCGCCCGGCGAGGATTCATGGGACAACACGCTGGTCCGTCACGCGCCAACGCGCGCCAACGGCCACGCCGAACCCGCGCGCGGGACCGGCGTGCTGCTCGTCATCGAAGTCGGGAAGAACGAAACGATGACGCTCAACTTCGATCAGGCGCGCAAGGTCTATGCGCAACTGGCGGAAATCTTCGGCGTCATGAAGTAGTCGGGAGGCACTCTTGACACGTCGCGCAAAAAAGCGCATAATGCGTTCTGCTGTTCCCTCAACCTACGTAACAGGAAAAGAAATGAACCCGGTCACCCAGACCTATCCGATTCTCTATGCCGCCTACGGTGCGAACACCAACCGCGGCCACATGGCGACGCGCTGTCCTTCGGCGCAGTACGTCGGCAACTGCACCCTGCACGACTTCGCGCTGGTCTTTCGCGGCGTCGCCGATGTCATCGACGCGCCGCGCTCCGAGGTGGTCTGCGCGCTTTGGGAGATTCAGCCCAGCGACGAGCGCGCGCTGGATCGCTTCGAAGGCTTCCCCAGCTTTTACGGGAAGCGGTATGCGCGCATCCAGTTCCGCGGTCAGTCCCGGCTGGTGATGTTCTACGTCATGGCCGGCGTGCGGCGCGACGTGTACGAGCCGCCGCAGTCGTACGAGCAGACGCTGCGCGAAGGCTATGCCGAGTGCGGCATGCCGATCCGCCAGATCAACCGCGCGGTGAAGGAAGCCGTGCGCTCGTCGGAGCGCGAGAAGCGGTATCGCGGCGCGTGGGTCAAGCGGGATGCCGCGGCCAAGTCGGCGCAGCAGCCGCGCCAGTCGGATTGGATCACCAATATCGACAACGACTACCCGTCGTGGATGCGCGCCAACTTCAACCTCCGCAACTTGGACGGAGTCTAGCCATGCTGCCCATCGAATTCAGCACGCCGCGCCTCGACGAGCATGGCCGACGGTACGTCGTCCACTCGGTCACCGGGACGCGCTACTACGTGCGCGAACAGAACGAGCGCGGCGGTCACGTCGTGACCTATGCGCGCAACCCCGATGCGAAGCCGCAGCAGCGGCCGCCGCGTCGCCAGCGGTCGGCCCCGACTCATCAGGAGTGCCCGCTGGTGCAGCGACGTATCGCTTGCAACGCGTGCGGATATCCGGCGAGCGAGAGCCGCTATGCCAGCGTCGAGGAATTCCAGAAGCGCACCGGGCAGGCCGCCCCGAAGTCCATCCACCGTTCGCGCGAGGCCGAATTCGCGCGCGCCACGTTCATCGAAGGGAGCGCGCCGTGAGTCTCGTCACCATCAAACTCGTCGCGCTGCGTCACGCGCAGCCGGGCGTGCACAATCCGGCGCTCGTCAAGGTCGCGGTGTCCTGCGGCGCGCGGCATCTGTTCGACGCCTACCTGTACGACGATGCCGATTGGTGGTGCGTCGCGCGCGGCAATGCCCGCGTGTTCCCGATGCAGGCCGGCGGCCTTACGTGGAATGCGAACACCCGCAACCTCACCGCCTTCGCCGAGGCGCATGCCGCCCGGCTCGGGCTGCTCGCCGCGGTGCCCGCATGAGCGCGCGCACGCTCCCCATCGAGGACGTGCGTCGGCTGCGTCCGCATCGGCTGTCGGAGATTCTGCCGCCGATGACCGATATGGCATTCGAAGCGTTGCGCCACGACATCGAAGTGCACGGCCAACGGCAGGCGCTGGTGCTGCTCGACGGCAAGGTACTCGACGGCCGCCATCGCCAGCGTGCGCTGGTCGCACTCGGCCGCCCGGCGCGCGTGGTCGATTTCGTCGGCGATGCGCCGCGCGACTTCGTGCTGTCGGCGAACGTGCAGCGCCGGCACCTCAACAGCGCGCAGTCGGCGATGGTCGCCGCCCGGCTGGTGACGACGCGGCAGGGCGAGCATGTGACCGATGGCGAAATGTCGCAGGCCGCCGCGGCCGCGCTGCTCGGCGTGTCGGTGCGCTATGTCCGCGACGCGCAATGGCTGATCGAGCATGATGCCGATCTCGCCGATCAGGTGTTCAATGGCACCATCTCGCTGTCGGCTGCGATCCGCCGCGCGCGGCCGCCGGTGCAGCGCGAGCGCGCGCCGCGGCCGGTGCTGATCGATCCGCACCCCGACGTGGCGCAACCGGCACCGTTGCCGCCGGGCGTCGAGTTGCTGGCGGCCGCCATCGAATTGATGCGGACCACCGATCCCGCCGTGTGGGTCAACGGACTGGAGGCCGCACAGGTGCGCCACTTGCTGCCCGCGCTCGACGCGTTCGCACGCGGCGCGTACGACATTGCTGACGAGTCAGGCATGGTCTGACTCGTATTCTCCGCGGAGCCGCGCATCGCCATGGCCGATGGCGCGCGGTGATGCGGTCGCCGCGTCGCAGCAGTTGGGCAGGGCCGGCGATTTCCTACTCGCGCACCGTCACGCGACATAATCGGCTGGCCGTCAGGACGGAGACTGACGGCCACCTCCTTTACCCATTACCATTCGGTGATGGCGGAATTCACCTTCATGAAGAATGTCCTCGCCGCGTTCGGGCGCGGCAGCGTTCGCCTATTCCGATCCAATGCCGGCGTGTCATGGCAGGGCGAGGAAGTGCGTCGCACGCCGACCATGATCGTGCTGGAGAACCCGCGCACGATCCACGGCTGGCCCGCGGGCACCGCCGATCTGGTCGGCTGGCAGTCGGTCACGGTCACGCCGGAAATGGTCGGCACGCGCGTCGCGCTGTTCGTCGCGGTCGAAACGAAGTCGCCACGCGGGCGGCTCACGGCGGCGCAGCGGCGCTTCCTCGCGGCGGTCGAGGGGGCCGGGGGTCGCGCGTGCGTGGCGCGCACGCTGGACGATGTAGCGGCCGCGCTCGGGCCGCCCGGTGCGCCGGGCCAGCCGGGACCGCGTCAGCGGCAACCCGTGCCGGTGAGCCGCGGGGCCGCCCGGCCGTCATAGGCGAGCGCCGCACGCGGGCGCTTTAGCGGGCCGCTGGCGCGCGCGCAGGGCTGGGAGGGGTCAGGGTAGCGGGGCCGTTCGGCGCGGGGCGCTACGGCCCGCCTAGCGCGCCGACGGCTGGGTCGTGCCGGGCGGGGGCAGGCGCAGGCCGAGGGCCGCGGCGACTTCCTCCACCAGCGCGGCGTCGAGCGGGGCCAGCGAGGGGCCGACGCGCCCGGCGATGGTGGCGGCGTCGGCCGGTCGGTCGGGATCGTAGCGGCGCAGGATCATCACCAGCATGGCGATGCGCAGCGGGCCGTGGCGGGCGATCAGCGCATCGAGCGCGGCGGCGCGGTCGGCCGGGGCGTCGGTCATGGTCGGACTCCGATGTGTCGGGCCGCAACGTACTCGGCGGTCGTCACGTCGGTCGGCGTCACGCCCGCCGTCGTGCCGGAACCCGCGTCGCTCGCACTGATCGGTATTGCACTGGCGGGCCTCGGACTGGCGCGGCGTCGGCGCACGTAACAGCATCATCAGGGGGAGTGAGGGCCGGGCAGAACGCCCGGCCCTTTTCACGTCAGGCGACCAACTTGCGACGGCGCGTGCGCGCGAGTGCGAACAGGCCCGCACCCAGCAGCGCCAGTGCACCCGGCTCCGGCACCGCAGCGGGCGTCGGCGTGCAGTCGGGACAGTCGGCCACGGTGCGAATCGTCCACGCTTGCGTGCCGGTGTTGCTCAATCCATTCGTCAGATCGGCCGCGAACCATGCGGAGCCGTTGCTGATGAAGTCGTTCGTGTCGAGACCCGATGCGCGCGTCAGCGTGAATTCCAGATCACCGTAGTACGCATTCGACGATCCGTTGCCAGCCGTGCTGTCGATGGCCACGCCGTACGTGCCGTAGGGTGTCGCCGCACCGCCGCCGGTGTTGAGCGTGAACAGCCCGAACGTGTACAGGCCACCGCTCGGCTGGATGAAGTTCGCGGTGAGGCCGGTGTCCACGCCGGCGACGGTGAATGCGAACGGCGTATGCGGGCCACCCGTATTGATGAAGCCGTAGCGCGGCGTCGGCAGCGACGTGTCATTGAGGTCCACCAGAATGCGGACCGTGGTCGCGTCCACTTGCGACAGCGTGATGTCACCGACGTCGTCGGGATTCACGCCTTCGCTGACTTCGAACGTGTAGATCGGTCCGGCGTACGCGAGGCTGGCAGCGCACGCGAGCGCCAGTGCGGCGAGGATGCGTTTCATTGTGTCGACTCCCTTTACGTTATGGCCGGAAAGTGTCCGGCTGGCACTTTTGTTGCAAGATTCGATCCGGCGCGAGAGGCACGAAACGAGCGCAGTCGAGCATCACGCACGGCTCCCTGTCCTGCCAATCTTCACGGTCGTCGCGGCCGTGCCATTTGATGCGCTGCGGTCCGCGGAAGTCGGACACCGTCAGCGTCCAGATTCCATCCAGCGCGGCGACCGCGAACAGGAATGGGCGCTCGGTCGTTTGGCACAACTCGCGCGCCGAACACCACTTGCCGATGGAGAGCAGGACGCCCCCCATCGTGGCGAGCGCGGCCCATTCGTACTGTCGGGCTTTCACTTCGCAAAAGCCAATCGCTTCGTCGTCACGCACCATGACGTAATCCAGCTTGTAACGAATCGGCAGCTTGTGCAGCGCGCACCGCCAGCGCGCCGCGATGGATTGGGCGATGCGATCTTCACGCTGGCGGTCGGCATCGGTTTCGAACAGGGCGCGCATGGGCGGATCAGAACGGGTCGGTGTCCACCACCGTCTGGTCGGGCGGGATGGTCGAGCCGGGCGGCCGGTGCGGTGAGCCGACAGACGGCTGCGGCTGCGGGGCCGACGAGTCGCCGGCCATCTCTGGCAGGCCCGCAGCCGCGTCAGGCGGCCCGCTGGCGGGCGCGGCGTCGTCGGGGGCGTCAGGGGTGCGGGCCGGGCGGCCGCGTCGTCTGGCGGGCGCTGCCGCGGGCGTGGCGGGGATGTATGTCCCGGCCGCCGCGGCTCCCTCCGCGGCGGCGCTGGCTTCGGCGTCGATGCGTGGGGCCACGTCGGGGGCGGTCGTCGGCCGCAGCATGTCGAATGGCGCGACGCGCTCGCGCGTCGGCGTCACGTCGATGATCTGGTCGACGAGTTCCTCCGCGGTCGGCAGGCCGAGCGTGACGTGCGGCGCATAGATGCGACCGAAGAATGCGCCCGCGCGATACCGCAGCATCTGCTCCGGCATGGTCTGCCACTTCGATCCCTGACGGCCGTACCATCCCTCGGCTTTCGCCATGGCAATCGTGATCCACGTTCCATCGAGGCGGTCGTTCGTCGCGAGGTCGCGCGCGTACGCACGGCATCCCCAATCGTCGCCGCCTTCGGTGCCGCGCCAGTCGAAGCGCAGCGGGGAGAATTGGCCGCAGGCGTTGATCGACGCGATGATGTACTGCGCGCTCCACGCCGGGCGACCTTGGATCACGCTCATGTTCTGCATCACGGTCAGCGGGGAAATCTTCCGCTGGTTCGCGATGTCGAGGGCGATCAGGCAATTCGCCAGCTTGTCACGGTACTGCGTCGGGACGAGGTCGCTCGACGCGAGCGCGCGCGCCATGCGCTGCGCGAGGTCGAACTGGTCGGCGTTGCCGCAGAACACGCTGAACGCCACGGGCGCGGTCGGCGCGACCGGGAACTGATGCTGCTGTTGCGCGAGCGCGATGGCACCGCCGTTGCCGTTCGGTGTCGGATTGATAGGGTCGGGCATGGATCAGAACTCCTGAATGGGTGCTTCGTTATTGCTGCGGCGACGTGCCCATGGGGGCAGTCGGATTTCCTGCACTTCGGTCGGATAGCCACTGTCCCACGTATTGAAGCGCGTGCACTCCGCGTACAGATGCAGCGCGTTCTCGATGTCGGCGCGCGCCACTTCCAACTCGCTCAATCCCATGCGATACCACGCGACGCCGAACGGCGGCTCCGATTCGACCGCCGCCCACACGAACGAGTGCGGCATCACCGCGGCCGCGCGTTGCAACGCTTCCATGTAGAACGCTGCCTGAATGTCATAGCGCAGGTTCCACAGTTGGCGCATGAATGTTTCGCGCGAGGCGTCGGCCGTGGTCTTGAGGTCGACGATGATGCTGCCGTCGTCGGCGAACCAATCGGTGCGCGCCTTGCACAGCACCTCCGTCGCCGGGTCGCGCCACAGCAGCGAGGTCTCGACGTGGCCGCGCTGGATCAGGCGCGAGAATCCGTACGAGCGGATCACCGCAGATGCGGTCAGGCGGCACCGTTCGTAGTCGTCATGCGACAGGACGATCTTGCCGTCGTGCTGCTGGCGGAATGCCGCATGCCAATCCTTGCCGGCGTTGCTCTGGCGGGTCGGCGCGTCGGTCGGCATGGCAACCACGCGGGCGTCGAAACGGTCCGGCTCAAAGACGAGCGTGTGTACGGCCGAGCCGAATTGCATGGCGGGCGTGGCGACCCGCGGCGTCGCGCGCCATGTGCGGTAGTGCAGCGGCGAGCGCAGGAGCATCTTGCACCCGCTCGACGACAGACGTTCGATGCCGTGGTACTCGGACGGGTCGAGTGAGGTGATGACACGGTTCTCGCGTTCGCTCATGCACGCCCCGCCAATTGCGCGGCGAGCGCGGTGCACTGATCCCGCACGTAGGGCAGCGTCCGATAGTGGCCGTCGCGCAGCAGGGACGATCCGGCCGCGCGCAGATGCATGGCCAGCACCGGCGACAGATCGTTGGAGTGGCCGCAGTCGAACCCGAGCCACCATACATGCTCTGGTTCTCCGACGCCGGGGACGTGACAGATGTCGCTCGCTTCATCCGCGTTCGGCGCGCATGCGTCGGCGAATGTCAGGCCGCCGTGCACGTCAGCGTCCACGTCACCGTAATCCTTGCCGTGCAGCGCGTGGCCGGGCGGCACGCCAACGTACCCGCACCAGTTGCCGGCACCGTTGCGCACGGCGAGGCAGGGCAGACCGGTCGCGGCGTCGGGCCACTGCACCTTGTCCGGCTCCGACTGCCACGGGCCGGCGCCCCACTTCGACTTGTCCATGCTGCGGTATTCGCGAGTCTCCATGGTCATCCCTTAAGCGCGACGCGCTTCCTTGTGCAGTCGTTCGATGCGGTGCATGGCGCGCTCAATGACCGCGGCGCATTTCTTACGTTGCGCGGGCGTGAGGTTACCGGTCCGCAGAATAGTGGCGACTTGCGTCAGCAGGCCGAGCATCTGGCCGTGGGAAATACGCTTCATTTGGTCCCTCGTTTGATTGCGCGATTTGCGCGCCGAGGAACAAGGATGCGCGAATTTGCGCCGCGTGTCAAAGCGGCCGCGTCACCGGCATTGCTGCCGATGAACGCTTAGGATAGTCGAGCGGTGGATATCGACAGTCGCGCTCCGCGCGTCGTCGCTCGTCGCGCGGACCATAGAACCCGACGTACTTGTGCTTCTCGACGGCGCGGTCGCGCTGCCATCCCTGCGCGAACATCTGGTCCTGCGACACGCCGCCTTCGCGGCGACGCAGGGCGCGCCATGCCTTGCTGGTGATGCGCTCGCCGTCCGGCGATATGAACGCCGAGCGGAAGCGACTGCCGCGCCCGACCGACTGGCCGATGTAGCGCCAGTTGCACGCCTGATAGATCGTGCCGATCTCGCCGGCGGCTTCGTCCGAGTACGCATAGAACACGCGCCATCCGTAGTCACGCGCCGCGGCTGCGCATGCACGCGCGACGAGGAACGATCCCGCGTGAGGGTGCGCCCAATGCACGCACGCGCCACGCTCCAGACAGATCGTGCGGTCGCGCCACGGCTCGCCGGAGATCAGTCGCGCATTCGATCCGCCGCCCACGCCAAAGCAGACGACGCCAGCGAGCGAGCCGGATGGATCGCGCAGTCCGTACGCGCCGCGCGGATTGGTCGGCATGCTGCGCAGCCATTCGTAGCGCAGGATCACGCGCTCCGCTTCGGCCAGCGCGACCGGCTCGACCACGCAACCCGCCAGCGATGGCTGCGGGCTGCGTGGATCGACCAGCGCAGCTTCCTCGCGGATGATGCGCTGGTGACACTTCATGCCAGCGTGTCCCACGCGCGACCAGCCATGCGCGCCATCTCACGCTTGAGGGCGGGCAGCGTTAGGCCGCCGCGCGCGCCGCGCAGACTGACCTCCCATGCCGCCCGGTAGGCGCGCACCGTTTCCTCCATCTGGTCGACGTTGCGACCCTTCAAGATGCGGCCGCCGCCCTCGCGCTCAAAGGACTCGCGCACCTTGTCGACGTACTCCATGGCGCGCACCCACGACGTGTGCGGCAACGGCAGCGCGGAGTCGGCGAGATACGCCAGCGCGTCGTCGGCCTTGGCCGCGTCGACCTTCGACAGCCGGAAGAACAGATACAGCATCCACGCCTTCGCGCCGCGCCGCTTGCTCTGCGCCATGCGCAATGCGTTGTTGTGTGCGTTGAAGTACGCGACCAACGGGACGCGATAGTTGATCTCCAGATGCTCGGAGATTTCGCCGTCGGTCAGCATCTCGTCGGCGTCGGGCTTGATGAACGGCGAGCCGGTCGTATCCTCCTTCCACAACATCCGGCCCGCGCTCGACAGGACCTTCGGCTCGGGCCAATCACAGATGGCGAGCATGTCGGACAGATCGCGCGGCTGTCCTTGATCGAAATAACGGAACATCGTTTCCTCTACGTAGCGCACGATCCAGAATGTCTGCGCCTGATTCGATGCGATGACGGCTTCCAGCCGGTGCTGTGCATCCAGCACGATCTCGACGTCGTCACGCAATGCGAGTTTGATGGTGTCGCCGGTGTCTGGTTGCCACAGCCCGGTGGCGATGGAGTGCGCGTACTTCTTGACGACGGCTTGCGATACCGGGCGCTGCCGGAATCCCGATGCGCGTGTCTGGTCGATCAGTCGCTTGGCTTTGGTGGGCGTGATGTTCTCGCGAGTGAACGCGAGCGATGGCGTTGCCATGGTGCGGCCTTTCAGCCCCGCAGGGGCGTTGATCGGAGCGGTGGGCCGGATGCCCGTTGCTCCGTTTCGCGTTGACGCCAGAAGGCGTGCGCGAGGCCGAACTATGCGTTATGTTGCGCGCCGCGTCAACTGCGCTTTTTCGCGCGTCGTCACCGGCATTGCTGCCGGTCAGCGCGTGCGCGTGCGTGGCGCTGCGACGTTCGCGTTGTGCGCGGGATCGAACAGGTCGTATTGCGCGCGGCGGCGCGCGGCGCACACGGGGCCGATGCCCGCGGCGAGTGCGCGCGCGGAGCGCAGGCGGCGATTGCAGACGCGACAGCGGTCAGCGTCGGCGGAAGATGCGGCCGATGAATTGCTTGAGGCGGTCATCTTGCACGGCCCACTTGTTACCCGGCTCGGCGGATTCGAATTGGTACTCGACGACGGTTACGACATCGCCTTCGCGGATCACGCGCAGGTACACGTCATCCGGTGTGGTCCGCGTGAAGGCGTCGAGCATCTCGTATGACACGCGGATGCCGTTGATCGTGACCGTGTGGTCGATGTCGTTCATCTCGATGCGGGTCATTTCGGACTCCAGATGTACTCGGGCCGCGGCGACGCGAACGTCGTCACGTCGATGCGTGCGCTGGTCGGATGCGGCGCGCCGCACCCGTTGCAGTTCCCCGCGTAGTCGGGCTGGTCGCCGCGGCCACAGTAGACGCAGTCGAGGCCACGCTTCGGCGGGCCGGGCATCGGGCGGGGCGGATGTTGTGGCATGCGTCGCGGCGGGACGTGGCTCACTGCGTCGGCGGCTTCGGCTGCGCTTCCGGCGCATTGATCGGGATCAGGTCGGTCGCCAGTTCGATCCACATGGTCGTCACGCCCTCACGCTTGTCGAGGTCGTGCTGGCCGATCCAGCACGACACCAGTTCGGCCAGCACGCCGCCCTGAATCTTGAGCGGATACGACGCGAGCCGATCCTTCAACGAGTCGGCGAGTTGCAGCATCAGCGCGGCGTTGAATGCGTCGCTGTTGTCATCGACGGGCGTCATGCTTTGATCTCCAGTATCTCGACGGTGTATGCGGTCAGCGGTCGATTGGGGCGGCCATCCGACCGCAGCGGGCGTGCGTCCGACTGTTGCTGCCAGAACGCGAAGGCTGCGGCATGCGTGGCGAATCGCTTCGCGACGGCGCGTTCTCTGGTCCACCGGGCGAGGCCAATCCCATCGAATTTGGAGTCGTCGAAACCACTCAGGTACTGGCCGCTCACCGGGCATGGCGTTCCGTTCGCATGCGCAACTGCGCGCAGGATGTACTCGCTCATTTCGATGCAGCCGATATGCGCTGTTCCTCGGCTTCATCGGCATCATAGGCGGCAACGGCCAGCAGCGCACTGGCGGCGGTGATCTGCGGATCGGCGCACTCGCCGGACGCGATGTCCTGTAATGCGCAGTACATGATGTGGTCGGGCGACGGCTTCATGCTGTCTCCAGTTGATTGCGGATGTCGCGCGTTGTCTCGACCACACGCTTGCGCGTGTACGCACGGGCGAAGCGTGCGGCCGGCGTGTCCTGCGACGTGGGCGCGAGGCGCGTATTCATCTCGTCCAGCATGTCCATCACCAACTCCCACTGATCGGGGCGCAGCGACACGGCGATCACGCGCTTCTCCGCTCGCGGTCACGGTCGATGTCATAGTTGAGGCGGCGCATGGCGCGTCGCAATGAATCCGCGTGCGCAAGCTGCGCGAATCGAGCGCCGAATCGCGCATAGGGGTGCGCGTCGTCCGGCAGTATGTCCGCGTTGACCAACAGCGCGGTGGCAACGATGTGCACCGGATCAACGCTCCAGTGCCGGCCCGGCAGCGCGTCAATCGTATCCAGCGCGAGCGTGATGCGACGGTGCCATTCCGCGGGATCGTCGGAACCCCAATCCTCGCCATCCGTGCCGAGCGCGGTCCGCGCTTTCGCGAGCGCGTCGGCCAGCCATTGCTGATGCTTCGATGGCTTTCTCATGCACTTCTCCGTCCGCGCGCGGCCATGATGTGGTCGACCCAGCGCGGGTTGTAGCCACGCTGGCGCGCGATCCGCATCAGTTCCTCGCGCGACTGCGCACCTTCGACTTCGCGGCGGCGCTGCGCGCGATGCTGTTCGATGATCTCCGGCGTCAGTTCGATCAACTCGCCGTCCACCTGATTCAGTTCGCCGCGGCCGGTCGACGATTCGGCGCGCACATGCTCGTCGAAATAGTATTCGCACTCGGGGCACGTTTGCGTGAGGCGCGGCAGCATCGCGTAGCAGTTCGGGCACTGCTTCAACTCGGGCGCGGCTTCGCGGGCGCGGCGGCCGTCGAGTGTCCACTCGCGCACCTCTTGCGGCAGGCCGTGGCGGGCGACGTTGCCCGCGTGGTCGAGGATGAACGCGCAGGCTTTGCCGGGCGCAGGCCGCAGCGCACGCCCGACCTGTTGCAGGAAGAGTGTCTCACTCTGCGTCGGCCGCATCAGGATCGCGGCTCCGCACGCGGGCACGTCGAATCCCTCGCTCACCAGATCGACCGACACCATCACGTCGAGGTCGCCTTCGGCGAGCGCCGCAACGACGGCCGCGCGCTCCACGTCCGGCATCGTTCCATCGATGCGGCGGGCACGCCAGCCGGCCGCGCTGAATTGCTGCGCGACCTGCGTCGCGTGTTCGATGCTCACGCAGAATGCGATGGCGGGCACGCCGGGACAGGTGCGCGCGTAGTGCGCGACCGCGTCGCCGACGATCTCGCGCTGGCGCATGACGCGGTCGAGTTGATCGGATGCGAAGTCGCCGCCGCGCGTGCGGACGCCCGACAGATTCAGGTGGCGCGGCGAGGCGAATACGCGCGGCGGGACGAGGAACCCGCCTTCGATCAGTTCCGCGATGGATGGGCCGACGATCAACTCGTCGAACACGCCGCCACAGTGGCGACCGAGGCCGCGGCCATCGAGGCGCGCAGGCGTCGCGGTCACGCCGAGCAGGCGTGCACGCGGGAACGCTTCGATCACTTTCTGCCACGTTCCGGCCACGACGTGGTGCGCCTCATCGATGATGATGAAGTCGGGCGGCGCGATGCGCGTGAGCCGACGCACCGCGGTCTGCACGCTGGCGACCTGTACCATCTGATTCGTCATCGGATAGGCGGGCGATATGCAGCCATGCGGCACGCCCCATCGGGTGAGCGTGTTCGACGACTGACGCAGCAGTTCGGCGCGGTGCACGAGGATCAGCACGCGACTGCCGTGATTGACAGCGTTGCGCGTGATGTACGAGAACACCAACGTCTTGCCGCCGCCGGTCGGCAGCGCGTAGATCGGCGCGCGGCGGCCACGCTTGTACGCCTGCCGCAACGCTTCGACCCCCGCCATCTGGTACGGCCGCAATGCGAAGTTGACGTTCATGCAGCTTCCTGCACGGGCAGGTCATTCAGCACGTCCATCAGCTTGCGCATCACGCGGAACGTCGGCTCCGTGTCGCCGCGTCGCCAGCGTCCGACCACGTCGTGATGCACGCCCGCGAGCGCGCACAGGCGAACGATGGTGATGCGGCGTGCGCGCGCCAGTTCGAACAGGCGATGCACCTCCGGCGGCGCGGACTCGACCGGGTGCATGTTCTCGGCATCCTCCGAGTACGGGAGGAAGGTGGGGGCAGGGCGGCGACGCGGCATGGCAGGCTCCAGCGATGGTGAGTCGGTGGCGCATTCTAGCGCGTTGCGCACGTTTGCGCGAGCGTCGGTCATTGCGAGCCTCCCATGAACATGCGATCTTCGTCGTCCAATTGGTCCGGCGCGACCGGCGCGCTGTTCGCACAGGCGGCCGGCAGGGCCGGCGTGCGCAGCGCGGCGCGGGCGCGCTGGCGGGCGGCTTCGCGTTCGGCCGGCGTCGGCATGCCGGCATCGGTGCCGCGCTCGGCGAGGCCGGCGACCAGCGCGCGGCGGGCGGCCACCGCGGCGGCGCTCACTTGTTCCGCCGTCATGGCGGCGTCGGCGGCTTCGCCTTCCGACTCCGCGTCACGCTCGCCCCACGGCAGACCGTAGTGGTCGGCGCAGACCGGACCGTACCCGACGCGCACGCTGCGGCCGTCGGTCAACTCGCGCGCGCAGAAGCAGCACGAACCGGTCCGGCGGCCGATGGCGGCGAGGTTCTCGACCACGTCGCCGGTCAGCACACTGTGCAGCGCCGCGACGGTGTCGCGCGTGTCGCCGGGCAGCGCGCCGCGCGCGGCGATGAAGCGGCCCGCTTCGATGCGGC